TGCCACTACAGCTACTAGCCAAGTTGTGTCACTACGCAACACCGTTCCTTGCACTATCTAATCTAAACCGTCGTTTAGCTTATGTACTTAATATAACATATCTGTAGGAGAAGTCAACCTATTTTTTCAACACTTTCGGCATATCTTCTACCTTTTTTTTCTAGGTACGTATACACAACTTTGTCTCCATCTGAAAATTCATAATTTACAGTTTCGTAGTAAACATCTTGTCTTAATGATTTCCATTGATCAGGCAGAATAGTGCCGTATTTTTTTCTTTTGCTGCTTTTTATAACTGTTCCTGTGTGTTCCATAATCACTCCAATACAATGTACTTATCATAAAAATAGGCCCCGTAGGGCCTATTTTATTAACTTTTATATTAGCCTTAGCTGAATGATACGTTTGCAACGCTTACACGAGCTAGGTAATCAGCAGCATTGCCTAAAGACGATGCTGTGTTGTTTAGCTCAACATAACCGTAACGTGTCATGAAGCTCACTACTGGCTCAAATGATGTTGGATCTAGTACAACACCACTTGACATTAGTGGGATATATGGGCAATAGAACGCTGCTGCGTCTGATTCAGAAGAACCTTTATAACCAATTAGTACATCTTGAGCGTCTGATGCATATGTGTTTACATATACTTTCATTGCGTTGTTTAATGTACCAACCATTTTAGTGTTAGTTGGTGCTTCGAATGTGCCTTCTGTAGTACGTGCAAACGCTGAAGTTGTTGCAGACTGTAGGACTGTTAGTGTGTGTGGTGACACAACTGCCCAGTTACCTGCACCACGGCGTGTGCGCTGTGCAATTTTGTTAGATGCACGGTTAATCATAACTGCTAGAGCAGCATGTTCGTCACCAACAAATGTAGCTGTACCAGATACGCTGTTTTGATCAAACTGTACGTCTGATTCAGCTGAACCTGCTAGGCTGTATAGAGATGCAATGATCTCTTGGTCAATTTCAGCAGTAATTTCTTGTGCTAGAGCAGCCATAATTTCTGCTTCAACATCGATACCATGCTGTGACTGAGCGTCCTGAGCCGCTTCAAACGTCCAACGAGCACTCAACTTACGAGTTTTCGCTTCAACAGTTTGTTTTAGGATCTGGATGCTTAGTTTGTTACCGGCACTACCTTCCATTGCTGCTGTAGCGTTAGCTTTACCAGCATCGGAACCAGCTTCATCACCTGAATAACCAATAGCTAGTTTGAATGGGCTTAATGCTTCTTCACCTGCTGTTGCGTCATCAGCTGTGTCTGAGTAACGTACTCTTAATGTGTGGATTTGACCCACTGGACCAGTCATTGGTTGTACACCCACAATCTCGTTAGCGATGACTGTTGGCATAACACGTCTGATTACTGGAAGAATCACACGATTTAGTGTTGCGATGTTACCGGCAGATGTAGCACCAGCAGTTGCAGTCTCCATTAAATACCTACGAGTATTTTCTAGTGTGGAAGCCATTACTGCTTTCTTTGTGCCTGCTAGGCCTTCAAGAAGTGCGCTTTTTGTATCGTGCCAGCGACTTTCTAATAGTTCTGACATTGGTTTCTCCTTATTATAATCCAGCTAAACGCTTAATAGCAATTACGTTACTATCTTCTGCGCTTGCTTGTATGTCATTTGGTTGTGATTGCTCACGGTTGCCTGTTATTTCTTTTGCCTCTGCCAATACTGCCTTCTTCTTTGCTGGACTTTTACCGTCAATAACTGCCGATAGATACTTGTCAAACGATTCACGAAGTTTCTTCGTTTGTACAGATTCCAGTAAGTCTGTCATAATTTCCTTTTGATCCTTGTTTAGAGGAGCAGTCAGTTCATTAATTGTGTCTTTGCGAGCGACTGACTCATTGATTTGTTTAATCTTTGTGTCTTGCGCTTCTGCAAGTCTTATTGCCTTTGCCGCAGCTTCACGAGCTTCTCTAATTTGCTTGTCTTTAGTGCTAACTACTTTTAATAGTTTTGCTGTTTCAGACTTTTCATTTAGTAAGCTATGTGTATATTCGTTGCTAAATGCTTCGAATATTTTGCGACCAAAGTCATTTTTACGTGCGCTATCAATATCTTCTTTAAGTGCGGTAATTTCTTGTTTCAATCCTTTACCTACTGTTTCCGATACTAATGCTGCACTTTTCTTGATAAAGTTAGACTTAACTTTTTCAAGTTGACTTTTACCTTCACGTACTAAACGTACTTTAGTTTCGGCTAGGTCCTTTTTATCTTCATAAAACTCTGCAAGTTCTTTAGCAAGTGACTCTACTACAAACTCTTCCATTGCAACAAACTTGTCAGCCATTGCTTTTTGATCTGAGTGTAATTCTGTTACTTCTTTTTTCAACGATTCTAACACAAAATCCTTTAGTAGGTTTGCGTTTTCACGTTGTGCAACAGCAAATTTAGCTTTTGCTTCTGCAAGCTGTCTACGATCGTCTTGGAATTCTGCAATTTCTTCAGCTAGTTTTTCAGTTACTAACGAATCAATTGCTTCAACCATAGTTTGTTTGTCATGCTCATATTTGCCTGCAAACTCTTCACGTAGTTCAGCAGTAACAGCAAGGCGATTTTCTTTCACCTTAGCGTTCCATGCCTCTTCAAGTTCTGTACGAACTTCTTCTGAAATAGCAGTGTTTTCAAAGAGTGATTTCAGTGCATCATTCATTTGTTTCTCCTTGGTCACTGGAGTTTGTCTATTATGTTTAATAGACTCTCTTTAATATATTTTTGTGCCTTTTTGTCGCCTTGTACTTCCCTAGCTGTATGGAACGCCTTTAAACCACCCTGGGTGTTCATAAGATGCTCATAAATTGGTGTAGGATAAGCACCGGGGGCGCTGGGCTGAGCCACTACGTCCACGGTGATTATTTCAAAATCAGTTACTTCTCCTGATCCATCTTCTTTTACATTGCCTGACCCACGAGACGAAACACCTAGCTTAACGCCGCTTTCAAGCATTGTTTTTACTAATTGTCCCATTGGAGTCGGCAAGATTTTTAACTTGCCATAACCGTTTGGTCCATCCATCCACATTTCTGAGATCATATGGCTTACACGGTCCAAGTTAATGTTAAGTCCTTCTGGATGATCTACTTCTCCCAACACTGAATAGCCACCACTTATTTGTTCGTTGAGTGTGGTGACAGCCCTGCCAATCTCGTTAACGGGATAAACACGCTGATTTGCGTTGCGTACTCCGCCTTGAATACAAATACCTTTCATAAAAAGATCTTTGCCTTCATTAGCAGACTCAACAACAATTTTAGCTTGGTCGAAACTCAGATGTTCTTGAATTAAATTCATCAATCAGTCCTTAATTACTTTGCTCTTTTTGGAGCACCATTTAGCATTGAGCCGGCTGCTTTATCGTCGCTGCCTGCCATTGCTGGTTTTTTTGCTGCTGTCATTGACTTTGAAGCTTTACCACCTGGTTTGTTCACGTTACCGTGATCGTCAGTTTTTGGTGCTGCTGCTTTGCTGCCTGTTTCATCAGCTGAACCTTTTGCAATATTAGCACTTGTTCCGCCCATATTGTTTGGTTTTGCTACTGCTGATTTTGTACCATCTGTACCTGCATCACCCATTGACGCTGTTACTTTGTCTGTGTACTCACGCATGATTTCGCCTGCTGACTTAGCAGATTCGTCAACTTCTTCATCAGTTGCTTCTTCTACTTCTTCGTCTGCTTCAAAAGCATACGCTTCTTCTTCAGCTTCGTCGTCGTCACCTTCTTCTGAATCCATATCCATTGGCATTTCGTCGCCCATGTCATCATCATCAGCTGGTGCTTCGTCGCCCATCATTTGATCAAATTCTGCTTTTAATTCGTCAAGCATATCTTCGATGTCAGTTAAACGATCTTCTACATCACCTTCGTCTTCGTCGTCCATGCCCATATCTGGTTCCATGTCCATATCGCCGGCTTCGTCGTCCATTCCAGGCATTTCAATTGCTGCTGCCATGTCGTCAGCTGGATCGCCTTCAACTTGTGGCTCATCAAAGAAGCTTTCTTCTACTTCTTCGTCAGCTTCGTCTAATTCTTCATCAGTTGCTTCGTCTAGGTCTTCATCATCTGATTCATCTAGATCTTCGTCAGTTGCTTCATCTACTTCTTCATCAGTTGTTTCTTCAACTTCAACTTCATCTTCAGATAGTAGTGTTTCGTAAATGTCACGTGATTTTTCTACCACGATTTCATGGAAAAGTTCTTCTGCACCAGTACGGTCTTCGTTTACTAGGCGCTCAAGCATCTCTTCAAACTTGTTGCGTTCAGTCATGTTTTTCTCCTTTAATTGTTACAAGGCTGTCTATTATATTTACACTTTATTTAAAATATACGCTTAAAATGGTGTAAAAACAGCGTGTTTTTACACAGGTAATACTTTTAAACTGAATTTTTGAACAAATTCAGGTATTGATTGATGATATAGGTTCTGCAAATCTTTTAATTGATCTGGTACAAACCCTCTATTATTTTCTGTTACTCGGATGTATTTAGTCCTAGGATTAGTGTTTATAGTCATAGTAGTTTGACGTACCCAATTACCATAATATGTAGCACGTTCGTCACTTCTTTTATAATTTTTTGTATCTGCAAACAGGTTATTTACTTTATCATTATCGCTACCAATACCTAAGTAATCAAAGCCTAAAATGTAAATTGTTTTATATTTGTGTGTACTAGCCAACCATAAGGCAGTAGGACCACTACTCCATCCTTTATTAGGATTTAGTAAATTTAAACCTTCAACTGTTTGTGAATATTTGTTAGGATTAGTGTATACTTTGTGTTCTTTATAATAACCGTGGCTTGCAATTTCCATAACCATTTTAGTATCAACTGCAATTAAATGATCTACTGCACATTCTCTATAAACTGCATTACAGGCATAGATAGTGCCATGTTCTTTTAGTGTAGGTATTGAAATTTGTTTTCGACTTGTGCCATTTCCAAGCACAAAGGCTATATCAGACATTAAATTCCAGCTTGTGCTTGTGCTGCTATTCCATACATTTGTTTAACAAAATTTAACTCTTCGACTTCTTCTGAACGTTTCATGTCACTTGCTTTACGCACTTTATTGATGTTTTTGAGTGTAAGTTTTGCTTTTCTAGTATCAGACATTTGCATAATGCTTTTATCATCAGAAGCATCGTACCTATCATTTTCAGTAGGTTCTAAAGTTTCGTCATCAAAATAAAACAATTCTCTTAATATCATAATACTATTTACCTTTATTAAACTGTTTGATCTGTAGGCTCGCCTAAATCGGCACCTCCTAAGTCGTCAGCTGTTGTAGTTTCTGGAGGAGTATCTTCACCGCCATCAATGCCGCCTAAGTCGTCATCTAATCCTGTTTCTAATCCACCTAAGTCTCCACCTAAGTCTCCACCAGTTACACCAGCTGAACGCATTTCTGCACTGCCTTCTGCATCAGTTGGTTGTAGATTTTCATCGTTTTCTTCACGCCATAAACGTTCATTCTCTGCAATTTCTTCTTCGCTCATTCCTAAGAAACGTGACATAGCAAATCTGTTAGAAATATAAGGTATAGCACTCATTTGTGAGAATGTGCCAATTCTATTATTATCAAGTTCTGCTTGACGATAACTTGCAAAGTTTTGTGGTGGATTTAGTTTTACATCAAACATTGCAAAGTCAACATTTGCACCTTTACTAGTTAGATATAATTTGAATTCTTGATTGAATATTTCCTCAACCATGCTTTGCAGTCGTTCGCAATACTTATTAAAGCGTAACTCTTGAATGTATGCAGTGCCTACTCTACCGTCGTTGTACTGACTTGCTCCGTCATCAGCCCCTGTAGGTAGATAGCTGGAAGGAATTCGTAAGCCGCGTACGAGCTTATTAGTAAAATATCTGAGATCATCAATTTCTCCTAGGTTAGTACCGCCTGGCAGTGTTTCAACCTTAGAGCCACGTCCTTCAGCAGTTTGTGGAAAGAAGTAGTCTTCGTTGATTGACAGCGGATTATAACTACTGTCTATGACATTTTGTCCTCCGCCAGTCTTGGATGGGATTCTTCTTTGATGTATTTCCGTTTTAACACGTTCTACAAATTGCATAGCAAGGTGTGATGGCATGTTGCCCACATCAACGTAGAATACTCTTCTTTCAGGAGCACGTTGTACTCGATAGATAATAATTGCATCTTCAAGTAATTCTTTTTGTTTGTAAACTTTGAAAATACTTTCTAATAAACTGTTACCAAAAGGAAAGTTTTGATCCAAGCCTTCACTCATTGACAAGTGAACAACATGATTAGCATCTACAAAAGTTTCTTTTTCGCCTTGTTCAAATCTACTTGTTCCACCTGCAGGTGTATTATTACCAGTCATGCCTTGTTGTTTAACTTGCTGATAACCGTTAGTACCGCCAGGACCGTAACTGTTTTGTGTGTTTAAAGGAGTAGCTTCTAAATTATCAAAACTAAAATTTAAATTCTTTATTGCATATTGTTCTGGACGTTTGCCATCGCTTTCGTTGACAATAATTTTTGTAACTTGACTTGGATCTACATGAAACCATTTTTGTGTTTCAGGATCTCTAATAAAAAATCCGTCTCCGTATTTAAAAACATTACGCATAATACGAAACATACGTGTTTCAAATTTATTTAACTTACACCATTGTTTCAAATATTGTCCTAATATTTGAATTTCTATGTTTGTTGCTTTTTTATTAAAGTCTAAACTAAAGTGTGTATCATTATCATTTGTTTTTTGTGTACAAAATTCTGCAAGGATATCAAGTGCAGCATTTACTTCACTATCACTATCCATTGTGTTATATTGATTATAACGTTCAATACGATTAGGAGAACCTACATACACATCTGGTAAATGTGAACTATAGTTTGCCGCTGCTGGTCCCATACCTGTGCCTTGGCCTTGTTTGAAGCTGAAAGGACTATAACTTCCACCTGGGTTATTTCCAGTTGGGACTGGTTTAAAATGTTTTTTCCAACTCATCGAGCGACCCCTTTCAGTACATTGCCTTGCAAGCCTTTAGTTGCACGTAGATTTTTAATCCCTGTGTCTAATTGTTGTTGATTGATGCTTGCAACGTTATGTATACCTGCATTCAGATTATTAATTGAATCGTTTAAGTTCTTAATCATGGCATTGAGTTCATTATTATTATTACTTATCTGTGACGTTTTGTCAACCGAATTTACTTGATTTTCCTGTGCATTAGCTACAGCTTTCATTCTTTCTGATATTTTATTCATTACATCAAAAGTTTTCATTCGTCCTGTGACATTGGCTCTGCCGCTTACTATCTCTGGACCACGTTCTCCTACGATTCCAAATTCATCATCTGAAATCATACCGCCGTTATCAAAGCCTCCAGCATAGCGTCGACCACTTGCTTGTGCTTGTTGAAAACGTTCAATTGCTCCTAAAGTATATCGTTGTGCATCAGCAACAGTCGTTTGTATTTCATTTGCTAAGTTTGCTTCCGCTAATGCAACTCTAGCTTCGGCTTGTGTAATTAATTCTTGTGTCTGTTGCATAGGGCCTTCTAGCCCAGTAAAGCCTTCGCTAGTTAATTGTGCTTGTTGTTCGTGCAATCTAGCCAATTCAGCTTGTGCATCTGAAAGTTCGGTTCTTGCTTCCCCAATTGCTGTTGTAACAGTTTCGTTTGTAGAAATATCATTTTCGTTTAACGCACTAGTAACATCCATTTCAAGTTGATCAGCTAAATCAGCAGCAGTACCGTCGCCTAGCACAACTTCTTCTGCATCTATGTTTGCCTGGGCTGTGTTCATAGGAAATGCTTCTGACATCCGATCAAGTGCGTCTGCTGCTGGATTTAACACACCACTAATAGCTTCTTCAACTTGTCTACGCAATGCAGCATCATCGCCCATTGCTTCTGTAACTTTAACTAATGCACTTTCAGCTGCACCTACTAACGCAGGTAGCGCAGTTTGCTGAACATACATTATAGTTTCACGTAATGCTTCTTGCATGTCAACAGTTTGTCTAATAATACCGCCAGCACCCATTTGACTCTGCTGTTGATCAGCAATAGTATCTCTTAAACTACCTATTACAGCAGATAAATCTTCTGCGCCTTCTGCTGCTGATGTAATACCTCTACGTAAATCAAAACTACTTTCTAACATGTCAGCTGCATTAGCGCCAACATCACTAAAGTTACCTAATAGAGCTAAATTAGCAAAATCAGGAGACTCCATTCCTTCAACACTTGCGCCAATTGCATCATCTAGTAATGCTTGTGCTTCTTCGGCACTAGCACCGTTGCGTATTGCGGCTGCATATGCTTCGTATTCATCGATTACACTAGGTAATGCTTTTGCAATGTCTTTACTTGCATCACTAACTGGAGCACCAAAGGCTACTAAATCTTGTATTAGTGTTTCAAATCCAGGTCCTAACTCGCCAGCAGTTTGCAATCCTTCTTGCAATGCCATTGCTTGTTCTTCTTCAAGAGTAGATAGTAGTGCTTGCACTTGACCGTTTCTACGTCTTTGTCTCATTTCCTCTGCAATTTGATCTCGTTGCTTGCCTGTTAGTTTGCTTAATTCGTCTAAAGTAGTTGCAAATTCCATTGCATTTTGATTAAGAGTTCCGTCAGTACGCATCCTACGCATACCTTCAACAGATTGTAAGTCAGCAAAAGTAGCAAGAGATTCGTTTATATCTTTTACATCATATCCTAACATACGTAAATTTGTACCAAAGTCGCTATCTAAAAAGTCTTTACTCATTTGAATAAAACTTTGTGTAGCATCTTCCGTTGTTCCTCCAAGCACCCTTAACGCATTTTGGTTTTTCATAAAAAACTCTGTCATGTCTTTTACTTCCATGCCCATTTCAGCTGCACTTTGTTTAATATCAACTATGCTTGCACCAAAAGTAGCACCAATGTTAGTAAGTTGCTGATATTCTTTTAAACTACCTTCTGCAAATTGTACAAGACCGGCTATAGCTTTTCCGGCTGTACCCAAAATCTTTGTGTTTGATTGTAAGGCGTCTGAATATGCACTTAAATTTTGAGATCCGCTTAACAAATTACCGGCTAAACCTAGACCGGCAGATGCCGCACCTTTTATTTCATTTGTAAACATACTCAAGACGTTACTGGTATCAGCCAATTTAAAATACTCCAAGTTAATGATAAAATAAATATCATATAGTATATTTACCTGACAGGACAACTAATATGAACAATCAAAGCATTTTAAAAAAATATAGACGGCAACCAAAGTTACAAATTGATTTACCAAGTGGTGGAACGTTTTATCCAAATGGTGCTCTATACGATAATCAACACAATGATATTCCGGTGTTTAGCATGACACCCAACGATGAAATCATGTTTAAAACTCCAGATGCTTTAATCAATGGCGATGCTACAGTAGCAGTAGTAAAAAGTTGTATACCTACAATTACCGATCCTTGGAGCATACCAACAATTGATATTGACACAGTAATGGTAGCAATGCGTATTGCAAGTTACGGTAATACTATGAATGTGCAAAAAGTTTGCGGAGAATGTGGATCTGAAAATCAGTATGAAATACCCTTGTCAAAATATTTAGAATCATATCTCACAAAGAAATTCAACGACAAAGTTGAAATTGATAATTTTATTTTTCATTTGCGGCCGTTAAGTTATAGAGAATTTACAAACGGACAAAAAAAGTTATTAGGTGTAAGAAGATCATTAAATCAAATTATTACAAATAAAGAATTTGACGAAGATGCAAAAGCAAAAGCAATGGATCCATTGTATGTACAACTTGCTCAAGCACAATTAGATTCAATATACAATGCAATAGTTGGAATCGAAGTCGACGGTGAAATTGAACAATCTAGACAAGAAGTAGTTGACTTTTTTAATAATAACGATACCAAGTATATTGCAAAAGTAAAAGCCGCTATTGAAAACAATTTTAAAAATTGGTCTCCTCCTTTGCACAAAGTACAATGTATTACTTGCAGCCACGACGAAGATATGAAAGTTACACTGGACACATCGGATTTTTTCGGGAAAGGCTAGTAGGACTATCTGACGAAGAAGTATATCTGCTAGCCGATGAAATGGAAAATGAAATAAAACAAATCAAAGACAATTGGTATCGTGTTGGATGGTATATGCGAGGTAGTGCAAATATTCACGATCTAATTAGTGATACTGATGTAGGCGACTTGGAGATTTTCAACAATATTATAAAAGATAATATTGAAACTAGTAAAAATACTAAAATGGCATGGATTTAATTATTGCGGTCCAGGTGTAGCATCTGGATTTACTGGCATTCCAGGTTCACTTGTTGTGCTAGGTGCTCGATTGCCGTCTTGTCTACGTCTTTCAACTTCTGCATTACCATCGCCTCTGCCGCCAGCGACAGGTGCAGTAGTAAGTGATCCAAAGTCTTCTGCCATCATCATTTCTCGCTGACGTCTGTTATAATAAGGAACTCGTTTGCTTTCAAGACTGCTTCCAGGAGGAAATATCATGTCTTGGAAGACAAGTCTAGCCCACTGCGATGTAGCATATGCTTGTCCGTTTATACCTGGTATATCTCTTGCACCAGGATCTGTAAAACCACTTGCTTCTGCGGCGCCGCTGGCTGCAAAAAAATCGTCGCTGCCAACTAACCCTCCGGTAAGATTATTCAGTGCTGACGCTGCACCGTTTAGAAGAGTTCCTGCTCCTTCAACGACACCTTGAAGCATTGAACCAAACAAGGATTCTTGACCCCAAGCAACTATCCAATCAACTAATGCTTTTTGTACAGCAGGGTTACTAATTAAATATATTGCAAGTTGAAATCCAGCTTCTGTTGCAATAGCACTTAATATTGCCGGAACAGTACCAATGCCACTTGCTCCTACTGCAAGTTGGCCGCTTCTTACAATAGTTCGTATGCCTCTAATAATTGCTGCACCGCTTTTACCGGCTCTTAGTGTAGCCAACATAATTGCTGTAAGTTGTACAGCATACATGCCCCAAGCAACTTGTATTTTATCTACATATTCAGCTTCGGTAATTTCACCAGCAGCAAATTCACCTTCGATATTTGCCATGGTTATAAGTATACTATTTCTAATTTGTTCTTCTACAAGGAACGCTCTTAACAAACGCATAAAGACTTTACCAAAGCCGCTATTCATTAAGGCAGTTGTTTTTGGAAAGGATGCTCTGTTGATTGCACCTATTTGCCTAACTCTCTGTTTAGCATTACCAGGAAGCATTCGTGGATTTACTTTATTATCTGCAAATTGAGTTCGTAAACCAGGACGTTGTCCTCTAAGACTCCATTTATCTTTTAATTCAGTGGCCATTCTCTGTGCTTCTCGCATAGTAGTAATACCACCTTGGCCTACAGTAAATCTAAATACATCATTGCCTGCTATAAACATATAGCCATTAGCCATCTGTCTTATAGTTGTAGGAATACTAACGCTAGGTGATTCCTTTAAGATATAATTGCTTTTATTTGTTACATCACTTAATTTCATTTAGAACTGTTCCAAGTATTATAATGTATTTAGTTATTATAAGTTGAACAAAGTTCAACTGTGTTTTCGTTACACTCAACACGAACTATAAGTTCTTGATAACAATATTAATAAGGCATATGCTATGCATATGCTTTTAGTATTATTCAGATTGTGAAGTCATAATTTGCCCGTTGCCGGGCAAACATGGTAAGCGCATTATTCGAGTCGCTTCAGCCATCTTGTTAAAAGAGATTCAATTTACATTGTCGGAGGCGGTTGACCTGTATCCCCCTACTCTAGCTTTGTCATATCAACGGAAGGTAGTAATTCCCTAACAAGCGAAAATACTTACCACGTGGTTGCTTTTTCTCAGAGCCACTATCCTTTAAAACCTATCGTATGTTCCTTCACGTGAGCATTCCACACCACCGGCGACGAGCATTACCTCGGCTGGATCTTGGATTTTATTTAGAGCTCAATATATAGCCTATTTGTGTTCTAGTAGTGCCTGGCGTAGTTTGTTTGATCCACCAACTCTAACATTGATGATACCGTTGTAGTATTCGTCTGTTTCTAATACTCGCCTATCAAATTGTTCTCGTGCTTCAATGTAACTCATTTCTGCTCTGCTTTTGCAGAAGTAAAGTATTTCACGAGTAAAATTTTTTTCGCCTAAGTTTTTTACATCTTCGTTCAGTCTGTCTGAACTTCCCCAGTATTCACGCCAATCGCTTTCTTTGTAGCCTCGACGTTTGTTTTTTCTGCCTTTTAATGGTGGCTTAGTTGTTTTAAATTTTGCTAACTTTTTGCCTACGTATTTTTGTTTTGTCTTAATGTTTGTTATTAGATATACAAAGCCTTCGTATTCATCTGGTATCGATTCAACTTTTTTTCCTTTGTATTTCCAATGCATACATTATGTACCATTGATTATTTTTTCTTTTGCCATTTCTGATTTTGCCTAATGTCTTCTAACACTTCGTTGTAAGTATTTTTTATTTCTTCTTGCCTTTGCTTTGCTAAGTTTATTAAATGCCTAAGTTCTCTTCTTGCAGAACGCTTGGTACGTTCGCTTGGCCTGCGTTCAAATTTTTCGTTTGCCTCAAAATATTTTAGATATGTTTGTGCTAATTTGTCTTGTGTATCTGTCATTCTATAATTTCAACATCGTTTTCGTATGATGTAAATCCGTTCTCTTTGATTACTTTTAGTACATGATTCACTCTTCCTACTAACTCGTCTTTGTGTGAAATAAGAAAAACATTTTTGTTGCGTTCACGACCCATTTTCTTTAAAACATGTAACGCACTTTCAACACCAGCAGTGTCCATTCCACTGTCAATAAGTTCGTCAATAAACATTAAATTGATACCTTGGTACAATGACTCCCAAACGTCTCTAAATGCAAAACTCATTCCTAATATTAACCTATTACGTTCGCCTCTGCTCAAGTTATCAAAGTCTAAGTCTTGACCTAATTGAGTAATTTCAACAGTTAGATCGTTTTGGAATTTAACTTGATGTGGTAAGCCTAATCTATCTAGATAATGTGTGAGCCTATTGTTTAGATACGCTAAGTTTTGATCTATAATCTTTTTGCGTATAAAACTATCTTTGTTTGTTAATAGTTTAAGAAGAAACTCTTGATGATCTTTTAAACTAGTTAACTCATTTACAGGTTGCCAATCTATTTCTTGTAACGCTGTGTTAGTCATATCGTCAATTTGTGCTTGATACGGATCTTCTTCTTGCTGTTTACTTATCAATGCTGCACGTAGATTATCTACATTGTTTCTATGCTCATATGCTTCCTTTGCATTCTCATAAAATGTATTAGGACGTCCGTTAATGTCTCCAATATCGTTTAGAAGTGCCATTGTAGATTCTAATTTATTTGCAACTTCAGACTGATATGTAACAGCATCACTTAATTCTTTTTGCTTTCTTGATTCAATTTCTGCTTTTTTATCTTCGTGTAGAGCTTGTCCACAAGTATAACATGTTGCATCATCTAAATCTGTGATGTCTTTTTCTGCCTTATCGACACTCTTGGTTGCTCTCATTAGTGCGCTTTCAAGTGTTGCTTTTTCTTTGTTAAGGCTTGTAATACGATTATTCAACTCAGTCCAGTTAGTTAGTTTTTCATGTGCATCAAGTTCTGTGTCAATGTCAAGTTTTTCTAACTCAATAATAGCTGCATCTAACTTTGCAGCATCAGTTTTACTCTTTGATTGCCATGCACGTTGTCTTCCAGCAAGTGTTTCAATACTTTGTTCAATTTTTTTGTTTGCACTTTCGATAGCATTAATTTTTATTGTTTCTTCTGTAATAGCATCCTTGGTTTGTTTTACTTTTTCTTTAAGTAAACCTGCTTTTTCAGTAAGGATAGTAATACCAAGTAGCTGTTCAATGATGCCACGTTGGTCGTTTGCTCTCATACTAAGGAAAGGTTCGGTATATGTGTTTAAAGCAAGGATATGTTTGAACATATCGTGACTCATACCGAGTAGTTCTTGTAAACTTTCTTGTGTTTTACGACTATCGCCTTGAGATTCGTCAACTTCTTCTTTTTGTTCGTGGTCGTTTATATAAAACTTAAATATATTTGGTGATCTGCCACGCTCGATGCGATATTTGTTAGCACCTTTTTCAAAATTAAGAGTAACCAACATGCCTTTGCTATTGGTTTTATTAATAAGGTTGTTGCGTTTGATATTTGTTAACGCTGTGCCGTATAATGCATAGCTTAATCCATTGATAATGGTTGTCTTACCAGTACCGTTGCGTGATCCAGTGTCGTCGCCACCCTGATCTAGGTTCTCACCTAGCACTAGTGTTAGTTGTTCTTCGTTAAAGTCAACTGCTTGGGTAACATTGCCCACACTCATGAAGTTCTTTACTGTGAGATCTTTGATCTTTATCATAATGTTATTCTAATCCGTTATATATTTCCAATAGCACCGACTTATTGAAGTTATCACTATCGATTGCTAGTATTTCGTTGCTAACAATCTGGTCAACGCTTTCAAATTGCTCAATGTCTAAGTCTGTAGTAATTTCTTCTAGGTGTTTTTGAGGTATAAGAGTGATTTCTCTACAATTATACTGTTCCATAAACGTTTCTTTAATGAAACTAGCTTCCTCGTAGCTAATATCAATGTCTAGGTTAACACGCAAGTACATTTTACTTTTAATAAACGTATCTTTTTCGTCAATTAGCTTGGATAACTTAACTGTACGGTACTTAGGACACTCTGACCAGTCGATGTACAACGGTTCTACATTGTTCTCACGGTCTAATATCATCATACCACGTTCATCGTCCCAAGCATCTGCATAGTTATGCGGGAAAGCATTACCAATATAGTGGATCTTACCCTGCTTCTGACGCTTGTGGAAGTGGCCTGAGAACACATACTCTTGATTCTTGAAGTGTTCGCTTCTTAATTCACCATGGTCTGGCATTTGTACCATAGCATTCATGTAAAACGATGGAAGTTCGAAGTGACCAAACAAGTATTTTGCCTTTAACTTCTCAATCTTCTTCCATTCGTCGCCTACAAGCCACGGAACCAATGCTACATCTTCGATAACTTGCATATCTTCTATGACAGTTATACCCGGAATGTGTCTTGCAAACTCCGTAGAGCTGACATCACGTTTGTCTTTGTAATACAAGTCGTGGTTACCAGCAAACATATAGAAGTTTTCAAAGGCAGCACCTAGTTTTTCTAGCAGCCTAATGGTTGTATCCATAGTTGTAAGGTTAAGACTGTTCCTATTATGGTGCCAGTCGCCACAGAACAAGCCAGTTTCGCAATTATGTGCCTTGGCTTGTTCAATATACCAATCTATGTAGTCTTCGCAGTCTTGGTTATGGACTCGAGAGTTGCCTTTCATACCTAAGTGTATGTCAGTAAACACTGCCGCTTTCTTAAACAAATAATTTCTCCGGTTGTTTCAAGCTATTGTATAACAAAATACTCTATAGGTCAACCTGATTTCTTTTCACGCTTTAATGCTGCTTCCCATTCGCCGCTATGTAGTCTTGTATGCGATGGATTCATGTCGTTCATTTCAAGAATGTCGTCTCTAATGTTTTGATTGCGTTTTTCTAGGTTGATAACACGTACAAAACTGTTAGTTACTGCCGCAGTGTAGTATGCAAAGGGGTTGTTTGACTTTGATTCGTCAAATTGTAAGCCTATTTGTGATAATTGCAGGATTGCTTGTCCTTTCATCTCGTCGTTGTAGGTATATCCACGTACATTGCCTCTTGTAGCATAACGATCAACTAATTTTAACCACATCATTGCAAGTTTATTGGTTGCTTGCCCATGTGTCTTATCAAAATGTCCGTTTTCCATTCCACCTACCCAATGACTTTTACCAATACATACTAACTCGTCGTTTTCATCATATTTGTAATGCTGAAAAGGAGGAAAATTTAGTTTAGTTTTGGTATCTGCAACGGTTTTTGGATTCTTTTTACGTCCAGGTTCTTCGGGGATGTGATCAAACATCATGATTCTAAATACTAAATCTTGTTTTTTAATTGTTCTGTAGTCAACTTCGCATTCTGCCATTTTAGTTTTTTTATTAATAGCTTTTTGCTGTTCATAAGCACGTTGACTTTGTATTTTTGCTTTGTTTCTTTTTGCTTCTGCTACCGTTCGTATGTTCACCTTGTCAAGGCTAGGCAGTATGATATCGTATGTTGCATATTCGGGCGATACATAACTGCAAAATGTTGCTTTTGAACGATGTATTTCAGCTAACATGTCTTTGTTGTTTAAGTAGTTTACTCTTTTTGCCATTTAATTTCCTTAATTTAATTACATTATAATACACGCACTTAATTTTGTCAACTAAATACTATATAGGAGACTACCATGAGTAATAGAGTAAGTTCGCCGTCAACCTTTGCTGGCAACCAACCTAACAACAACACACCTATAGCAGACTTTTTAGGTAATGTAAATGACCTAATGTCTGGATTTAGGAGTAGAAACATATTGCCAGGTGCTGAACCTGCGCAAGCTAATGCTGCACAAGCAAGTTTTAGCTACACAAATGATTATACCGATGATTGGAGAGTGCGTGTAAGTGTCCCCACTACTGGTGCATTTAGTAGTAGCCCTGTTTTAGCTCCATTAAAAAATACAAATAACTCCTTGGTATGGCCTACCGTTCCTACAGTGTTACTTAGCCATAGTGCAAACTATTCTGAGTTTGGTCCTACTCATAATAATTATGCTTTTCCTCAGTATGAGAACAGTAGAGTTGAAGATATTCAAATTGCAGGACAATTTCCTGTGCAAAATTCTGAAGATGGCAAGTATTGGATTGCAGCAGTACACTTTTTACGAAGTGTAAGCAAAATGGCGTATGGTCAAACTAGTAATAAAGGATCACCTCCTCCTCTTATGAGATTAAACGGGTATGGTGATTATGTAATGAAAAACATTCCTGTATTATTAACTTCTTTTACAGTTGACTTGCCTGCAGATGTTGATTACATTAGATCTGAATTTGCTACAGGAGCAGACATTGATGGTTTTGGTTTAAGTAATAACGGTATGGTGCCTACACTTAGCACTATTACATGTGTATTTAAAGTAGCATACAGCAGAAATAAAGTTAACAACTTTAGTTTAGACGATTTTGTTAATGGTAATTTAATTGAACAAGGATATTTATAATGCCAGATTATAGTAGTTCCAGTCCTTATAAAACAACTCCATATGCACAAGACGGGTCTTTAGGATATTTTTCTATAAGACCGGTTCCTGCACAAGATGATGATATTGTTTACACAATTGAAGCACAATATGAAAACAGACCAGATTTGTTAGCTTACGATATTTACGGAACGAGTAAGTTATGGTGGGTATTTACTCAACGTAATATGGATACAATTGAAGATCCAGTTAACGATTTTAAAGCAGGCACACAAATCTATCTTCCTAAGAGTTCAAACATTAAAAGGGTATTAGGAATCTAATGGCTTTAATTAATCCGCTTCATGCATTTAGTACATTTAACACAATTTTTACGTTATCAGTTTTAACTGCAAACGAAGTAAATTCACCTAACTCGACTTATAAAATAAGAGAGCCTAGCAATGTATTATTACGTTCAGGCGGCGGAGCCACAAACAAAACAACAACCTATTATGAAGATAGATTAGGTATCAAATTAGAATATTTTATTGATAATGTAAACATTGAAAGTTTAGTTACTAATAATAGTACAACAAGAAGTTCAAACGCTACTTCAGTAAATTTTGAAGTAGTAGAACCATATAGTATGGGACTTTTCTTACAAACTTTGGCAATTGCAGCTAAAGAAGCCTATGGAAATGAATACGTAAATTATTTAGATACTCCTTATTTGTTAACAATTGAATTTATAGGATATGATGACAACGGAAATCCTGTGGTAGTTACTGACAACCTAACAAGACACTATCCTATCCAACTAACAGATTTGCAATTTAATGTAAACTCAAGCGGTAGTACATATAATATAGAAGCTATTCCTTGGAACGAAACTGCATTTTTTGATCAAATTGAAAGAACAAATAGCGATATACAAATTACCGGAAGAACAGTAGCAGAAGTCTTACAAGATGGGCCTTTTAGTTTATCTACAGTACTAAATGCAAACTTACAACGTCAAACTGCTGAAGGTAAAGAAGTAGAAGCTGATAGTATTGCAATTATATTTCCAACAAGTGTTTCGTCTACTAATAATTTAGGAACATTACAAGCTACTCAAATAGGAGCAGCGCAATTTATTGATGTAGACAACCCAGGAGTGCCTGGCGCAGTAATATCAGGTTTTCAAACAGGTATACTGGATAGCGGAGTAGGGCAAAATACAATCGATCCTAGTATAAAAAATTATGTTGATAACTTTGTTGCAACACAAGGTACGCAGTTTGGTGTAGCAGAGTCAATAGGACTCAATGACTTTGGTGCAGCTAAAATTATCGATGGATTTTCAGAAGCAGGTAAAAGTCCGATGCCTACCGAAGGATCAAAATATAAAAATGATGTATTTGATAGGAGTAATATTACACTTAATGACGAATTACGTGTTTACAACTATGGACAAAATACAAAAGTTACAAAAATTATAGAAGATGTTATATTAAGCAGTAAATGGGGGCAAGGTTTAACTGAAGTTTCTCCTGACTCTAATGGTTATGTAGATTGGTTTAGAGTACAAAGTAAAGTATTACTAGATTCAAATAAAACTCAGCAAAGACACAGCGGAAGATTAGCAAGAACTTACATATATGAAGTAGTTCCTTATAAAGTTCATATGAGTACCATACAAATGCCTACTACAGGAGGCCCTGGATACAGTCCTATGGCTAATGCTGTAGCAAAAGAATACAATTACATCTACACTGGTGCTAATAGCGATATTATAAATTTTGATATAAGACTTAATGCAGCGTTTTTTGTTGGTTTAAAAACAGATCTTGGCAATATTACTGGAGATCATGCAACTGGCAATACACAGGATAATACAAGGCAAGGCGCAGTTGAATATGTGCAAATAGGAGGCAGTTCCAATGCACAAAATCCAGGAGGTTTAGCAAAAACTGGAAATGTGTTAACTTCTAATACTAGTTCTGCCGGCGGCAATGGCATTAGTAACAGTAAAATTTCTGCTGCACAGCAATTTCATAATTTAATTATTAATAGTGATGTAGATTTATTAGAGTTAGATATAGATATATTTGGTGATCCGTATTTTATGGCAGATAGCGGCATGGGAAATTATAATAGTACTGAAGCAGCTCTGTTTCTCAATAGCGATGGTAGCTTAGATTATCAAAGAAGTGAAACTAGTGTAATTGTTAATTTTAGAACACCTATAGATTATAATGAAAATAATACAATGTATTTTCCAGAAGATCAAAGTATAGCAGTAAACGCATTTAGTGGATTATATAGAGTATTGACTATTACAAATACAATTAATAGCGGTAAATTTACACAGAGATTAAATTTATTAAGGCTTCGAAATCAAGACGAAGTACCGAGTGAAGATTCTCAACCAATACTACAATCAGGTCAGTCTGGGCCGTACAGCCCGTTTTAAGGAAACGTAATGACACAAGATAATACAAAAAATAATCAAGTGACTAGAACTCAGGAGGATTCAGAAGCTGCAAAAAAATATGGCTTTAAAATAGGACGTATTGTTAGTCATATGGATCCTCATTACATGGGCGCACTAAAAGTAACATTAATTAATTTTGATACATCAGGAAACGAATTAGAGGATGAAGGCGAAACTGTTGATGTAGATTATGCACCAGTGTTTTATGGCACTACTCCTGCAGAACATTTAACGCCTGGTGATGCATATTCTGATACACAGCAAAGCTATGGATTTTGGGCAGTGCCGCCGGATGTAGGAACAAGAGTGTTATGCGGATTTGTAGATGGTGATATTAATAGAGGATATTGGTTTGCATGTGTTCAAGACAGATTTATGAATTTTATGGTACCTGGTGGTCAACCAGCTACTGAATTTTATAAAGGAAAACCGCCCGAAGGTGTTAAAGGTAAAAAATTACCAACCGCAGAATATAATAAAAGGACTGATGGCGACAAGCAAAAAGATCCTACAAAAAATAAAAAAGCATTAAATTTAAAATTTATTGAAAAATTAAAAGAAAGTGGATTAGCCGAAGACGACATTAGAGGAATAACAAGCACTAGTGCAAGAAGAGAAATACCTAGTAGTGTATATGGTATCAGTAGTCCTGGACCAAGTGATAAAGCAGGACCAAGAGCACAACGAGGAACTAAGAATAACAAAGCTATTGTACCAAAAAGTAGATTAGGTGGACAAAGTTTTGTTATTGATGACGGTGATGATAAAAGACTGCGTAAAGGATCTGCTCAAGATACTCCTTATGAGTATATAGATCAAGAAACATCATCTGGTGGTGACAAAGCAATTCCTCATAACGAAATGATACGTTTTAGAACACGTACAGGTCATCAAATTTTGCTGCATAATAGTGAAGATTTAATTTATATTGGTAACGGTAGAGGAACTAGTTGGATTGAACTTACTAGCAATGGCAAGATTGACATATATGCACAAGATAGTATTAGTGTTCACAGTGAACAGGATATAAATTTTGTTGCAGATAGAGATATTAATCTAGAAGCAGGTAGAAATATAAACACTAATGCTGTAGAAAATCAATATCATACTGTTGGTAAGAATATAGAAAATCGTGTAGGCGAAACATACAAAACTAGTGCTGCAAAAAATATTGAACTGTACGCTGTACAAGACAATTATGTTACAGCAGGAGAAAGAAACTTATTCAACAGTTATTTGCAAACATATGTTACTGCGCTTCAAGATATGCACGTTTTAACTGAAAAGAATCTGTTTAGTCATTCATTTGAAAACACACATATCACAGCAGATAAATCTTTGTTTATAAATGCACTAGAAGGCATTGAAGGTATTGCTGGAAGCGGTAGTATGAAATTAAAAGTTGGTACTAATATGGAAATACTTGTAGGAGAAACTACAAAAATCACCAGTGGCGGCAACTTTGAAACACTTACAACAGGCAATACAAACATAACCAGTAGTGGTAATAGCAATATAAACAGTAAAGGTCATTACGAAACTGCTAACCCGATTCACATGAACGGACCTACAGCAGCCAAAGCAACAGCAGCTACTGAAGCAACCGAAGCAACTGTTTCGGAAGAATCGAAAATAATCGAAGAAGTTGCGTTAGCAGCATTATTTCCTGCAAGAGTACCACAGCACGAACCGTGGAGTGGGCATGAAAATTGGGATCCGGCAGCAGTTACTCCTGATAAAACAGAAGCAAAGCCAGATAGTCAAGATATTCATATTCCAGTTGAAGACGAATCAAGACTAGCAAAAGACAGATCATTAATTAGTGATGTATGGGATAGCGGCGAGGGCATAAAATATCCTGAGATACCACAACGTGATCGATAAAAAGGGGGCAACATGAGTATTGTAACAGATGGAAACGGAAATCCTGTTAGAGATAGCAGGGGAAATCCAGTAAGAAGTACTCCGCAAGTATATGGAGTAAACAACGGTGCTGTAAGCACTACACCGATTGGATTACCTCAAAATCCAGTTAGTAATGCGTTGCAATCTCTAGGAATAAATGTTGGAGGACAAAATACAGACTATCGTAGTCCTCAAAGTTTTAGCAGGCAAGCTAGTAATTCTATTGCTAACACTATTGGCAATGATGTAAGAGTTAATATAAACGCGGGCGGTTTGTTTGCTAGGGTAACACAAGATAATACAAGTTTTGGCTTTGATAACGGAAATGCTGGTGTAATAATACAAGACGGTCAGCTTGGCGGGTTTCGTGTAGGTAATGCAGGTATTGGATTTCAAGACGGAAAGATACAAGGTATAACTGCTGGACCATTAAGTTTAGGTTTTGACGGCGCAGGTAACATTTCAGGCGGTAACATAACCGCTGGACCTCTAAGTTTAAGTTTAACTGAAGGCGGATTAAGCGGTGGATTTAGTGCTGGACCTGCAAACTTCCAATTTGGTCCACAAGGTATTACAAGTGGCAGTTTTAGTGCTGGTGGTATAACAGCAGGCTTTGGTCCAGGTGGATTTGGAATAGGCGGTAGTGTAGGTGGATTAAACTTTAGTATAGGCAGCGGCGGATTTAATTTAAGTCTTGGTGGAAGTTATTTTGGATTCGGTGGCGGAGGCCCGCACACAGTTGGCGGCAACGGTACTGGAGCCATTGATAGATATCAAAAAGAAAATCCAACTCAAGTAACTAATCCAACTGAAAGTAAAGTTGAAATAGCTATTGATACATTTTTAAAAGGTGGCGGCGGCGCAGCAGGCTTAGGAGGATTGTTAGCAGGACTGTTAGGCAGCATTGGCGGAGCAGCATTGTTATCAAGCCTTTCGGGAGATTTATTTAAAGCAATTGGCGCCAATGGATTAGGCGATGCAATGGACAAGATAGGTAGTTCAATAACTGGCGTTGTAGGAGATTTTGCAAGCGGATTAGGTGATTCGTTGAATAGCATTCCGGGCATCGGACCTTCCTTGTCTGCGTTTGGAAACGGAGTAGGTGCATTTGTAGGTGATATAGGCGATGCAATTTTAAATTCGCCACCTGAAGTTAAAGCTATAGTTGCTGGTGCATTTGCAACTAGGTTAAGCGGCGGAAGTATCAGTTTAAGTATTGATGATAGAAATGCTGTATTAGCAGGTTTGCAATTTGATTCGCCAATGGGACAATTATCAATTGATATGGGTACATCAGCTAGAAATTTAGTCAATATAGCAACAGCAAATAATATCACAAATACAGGAAATTTGCTTAACTTAACAAGTGCAGCAAACGGATTTAGCAATGCTGCTGATAGAAATTTAAGATCCAATGGCACAATAGGAAATAACACATCTCAAAATGTTGTAAGAGATAGATACGGAACTCCTGTTACAGGTCCTCGGTAACAATATTATAGGTTAATTTTTTAAGGTAAATACGTTATGGTACAAAAGATATACAAAAATACTACTGTTGGTATAAACACTGTTCAATCACCTGTGAAAAGTAAATCCTATAAAGGTGTTAGCACTGTTGGCCGTCCTAAAAAATTTAAATTATATGATTTAGAATTAATTAAACAAGACATTCTAAATCATTTTCATATAAGACAGGGCGAAAAATTAGAAAATCCTACCTTTGGTACAATTATTTGGGATATATTATTTGAACCTCTTACCGACGATTTAAAATTAGCAGTAGAAAAAAATGTTACAGATATAGTAAATTACGATCCAAGAGTAAGTGTAGATAAAGTTGCAATAGATAGCTATGAACACGGTCTACAAATTGAAGTTCAACTTACATATTTGCCTTATAGTATCAGCGAAAAATTACAAATGCGCTTCGACCAAAATGCTGGTTTAATTTAACTGCGTAGTTTATTCAAAGCGATAAATATTACTGTATTAAAGGAATATCTCTATGGCTATAACTGATAGACAAAACAAACTGCTAAAAGCCGAAGACTGGAAGCGTATATATCAAACCTTCCGCAATGCTGACTTTAAGAGTTATGATTTTGACAATCTTCGCAGAACAATGATCAATTATCTTCGTGAAAACTATCCAGAAGATTTTAACGATTATATTGAAAGCAGTGAATATATTGCACTTATTGACTTGATTGCATTTTTAGGTCAAAACATCAGTTATCGTGTTGATCTAAATGCCAGAGATAACTTTTTAGAACTTGCTGAGCGTAGAGAAAGTGTGTTAAGACATGCTAGATTATTAAGTTATAATCCAAAAAGAAACAAACCTGCAAACGGACTACTCAAACTTGTAAGTTTGAGTACTACTGAATCTATTGTTGACAGTAATAATCTTAATTTAGCAAATCAAAGTATATTGTGGAATGATACTACAAACACAAACTGGCGTGAGCAATATACAAGAATTTTAAATGCTGCATTACCAGTGCAAAATGGTATTGGCAAACCTTTAAAAGCAGGTTCGGTTAATGGAGTTACAACACAGTTGTATAGATTTAACAGCACAAGTAACACTGTGCCAGTATATGAATTTTCAAAAGCAATAGATAACAAAAAAGAATCGTTTGAAGTTGTTAGCACTAACTTTGATAATGATTCAATATATGAAGAAGCACCATTACCTGGAAATAATTTAGCATTTTTATATAGAGACAATGGTCGAGGACCAGGTAGTTCAAACAGTGGATATTTTTTACACTTTAGACAGGGTAAATTACTTAATAATCAATTTAATTTAGAAGTAGCAGCACCACACGAAACGGTAGATGTAAACACTGCAAATATCAACAATGACGATGTCTGGTTATACAAACTTAATGCAGACGGAAATGAATCAGATTTATGGAATAAAGTTGATGCAGTTGAAGGCAACAACATTGTATATAACAGTTTAGAAAAAAATGTTAAAGACATTTATACAGTTTTAACAAAAGTAAATGATACAGTAAGTTTAGTATTCAGTGATGGAATTTTTGGCAACATTCCAAAAGGTCAGTTTAGAATTTATTATAGACAAAGTGCTAATAGTTCTGTGCGTATTGTTCCTGCAGAATTTACAGGTATTAACGTAGTTGTACCTTACATAAGCAAAGCAGGAAAAGCAGAAAAAATATCACTTGTACTAGAATTACAAAATGCTGTTACTAATGCATCTACAAGTGAAACAAACGAAAGCATTAAACAAAATGCACCGAGTAATTATTACACACAAGATAGACTTATTACAGGCGAAGACTACAATGTAGGTCCGCTAAGTGTTAGCCAAGAAATTGTTAAAACTAAAAGTGTTAACAGAACTAGCAGTGGCGTAAGTAGATATTTTGATTTAAGAGATAGTACTGGAAAATACAGTAACACAAATCTTTACGGCAATGATGGAATCATTTACCGCGAATATATGCAAGAAAAAATTAACTTTGAATTTGTAAATCAAACAGATATAGAATTTTTTGCAAGAAACACAATAATTGATTTAATTAAAGATAGCAAAATGCGTAATTATTATTTAGATCAATATCCTCGCAATCAAACTATTAGTAATTTTGAATTAGCATGGAACAAAGAAACGTTTGATCTAAACAGATGTAGTGGTAGATTTATAGATAGTGATACAATCGTAGCAACACTAGGTAGTTTTACAAGCGGATTGTTAACATATGTCAAGCCAGGCTCTTACTTAAAATTTGAAGCACCAACTGGATATTATTTTGATAGTACAAATAACAATAAACTTGTACTAGGAAATCCAACTACTAAAGGTGCAATACTTTATAAATGGGTAAAGGTTATTAGTGTATTTGAAAACGGAACAGTAAACGATCCAAATACTAATTTAGGACCTGTTATTTTAAATGATAATATTCCAACAAATAGTAAACTTGTTGAAATAATTCCTGTACTTAATAAAGTGTTTACAGATGATACTATAAACCTGTTTGTAGAACAGATGTTTGCATTTAAACGTTTTGGTTTACGTTATGATTTTAACAAAAGTCAATGGGATGTAATTTTAGACAAAGATTTAACATCAAGTAGAGAATTCAGTTTAAGTAGTACTGGAGACATAAGTGGTAGAAACTTAGACGGCAGCTGGTTGATATTATTTGAAACCAATGGTGTTTATTATACTGTAACATACAGAGGATTGCGTTATGTTTTCAGTAGTTTAGATGAAATAAGATTTTACTTTGATAAAGTAGATAAAATTTACGATAGTAGAACGCAGAAAATAGTTAAAGATAAAATACAACTTTTGAATATTAATAATAAGCCATTATCTTTAGATTATTTTACAACAGATATTGATTGGCAAATTGTTAGTGATTATATAAACATAGACAATTATGTTGATAGCACAAAAGTTGAAATAGACTTTTATGATACCGACGATGATGGAATAGTTGATGACCCTGATATTTTTACTCAATTTGTAGCAGTTGATAACAACACTTATGTATATGAGAAAAAAATGTTAGAAGGTGATGCAGAGGCGTTTTATGCTGTTGATAATTCAGTAGAAGGTATTGTAGATACTTTTGAAGTAGAACAAAACATTGGCGCATTAAGCCAGTACACCGAAGGTACAGTATTTTATTTTAGAGCAGTAGATTTATTTAAAAAACTTACTGGTAATAGATTAGTTATTACAGATGAATATCGTGCATTTATTGGTAGAGATAATATAAAATTTAGATATTATCATGCTGCAAACGAAAATCGTAGACTTGATCCAAGTGTATCTAACATGATTGATACTTTTTTATTAACTAGATCTTATGACACAGAATATAGAAAATGGTTAACCAATGAAATTGTTGATAAACCTCTGCCGCCGAGTAGTGATGAATTGTTTATACAATATGGACAAGAAATCAACAAACGTAAAAGCATAAGCGATGAAGTAATATATCATCCGGTAAAATACAAAGCATTATTTGGTAACAAAGCTGCTGTTGATTTACAAGCAAAAATTAAGATTGTTAAAAATAACGAACAAGTATTAAATGACAATGATGTAAAAGCTAGAGTTATTACTGCTATTAACACATTTTTTAGTTTAGAAAATTGGGACTTTGGAGAAACGTTTTATTTTAGTGAACTTTCTACTTATATTGTTTCTAAATTAAGTCCAGATATTGCCAGCATCGTATTAGTGCCGGTTCAAGAAAATCAAAGTTTTGGTAGTCTTTATGAAATTAAAGCGGAAAGCAATGAAATATTTGTTAGCGCAGCAACAGTAAACGACATTGAAATTATCGATGCTATTACAGCAACAAGATTAAAAGCTACCGGACAAGTAGTTACAGCAACAAATACTGAAAATGTTAACATTCAAAGTAGTACATTAAGTGAATAACTAGAGGAATAAGACAGTATGGCATACGAAGACCAGCAACCAGAATTTCCAGTTGGTGATAACAGTAAAAAAAGTAGTAGGTTCTTACCTCGTTATTTTAGAACAAGTACTAATGAAAAACTTACAAGTTCTACAATTGATCAATTATTTTCTTCGGGTGCAGTTGAAAAAATAAATGCATTTGTTGGAAGAAAAAATGCAAAAGCAAATGCAAACAATAGTACATATCTTACTGAAATAAATTCTCTAAGATCAAATTATCAATTAGATCCTAGTGTAAACATCAGAGACGATTTAGGCAATATTACTTTTCATAAGGATTATATTGACTATATAGGGCAAATAAAAAGTTTTTATAGCAACACAAGCAATCACAGTAAACTAAATGAACAAGAAATATATTCTTGGAACCCTCATATTGATTTTGACAAATTTACAAATTTTCGTGAATATTACTGGTTACCTAACGGTCCTCAAGTTGTAACTGTTCCTGGCAATTCGCGTGATGTCGAAAGCACATACAAAATCAACGTAGTTGAAGAAACAGACAATTTTGCATATTTATTTACACCAGATAAACTTACTAGAAATCCTTTGCTTAACTTGTATAGAGGGCAGACATATAGATTTGAAATAAATGCAGAAGGAAATCCTTTTGCTTTTGCAATAAGTAGAGAATTTTTACCTGGACTTACATTTGAAGATAGTGTAACAAACGAAAGCACATTATATACAGACGGTATTGTAACGACAGATGCAGATGCAGATGGTTATGTAAGCAAAGGTGTAATTGAGTTTACAGTGCCTGAAAATGCTCCAGATGAACTTTTTTATATTAGTAAAGAAGATATTAATACAAGCGGACTTATAAGAATATCGACTATTGAAGAAAATAGTTTTATTGATATAGATAAAGAAATTTTAGGCAAAGTAAGTTACACAACTGCTGATGGGTGGAATTTATCTAATGGCATGAAAGTGCAATTTACCGGAACAGTAATTCCTGAAAAATATCAAGATGGTGTGTTTTATGTTGACGGCGTAGGCAAAGAAATTGTTTTAATTTCTGTTGATGATTTAAGCACAGCAGATTTGCTTTTAGGCGACGAAGATGTAGCGTTTGATGTATATGGGTTTGATAGATTGCCTTGGAGTACAGCACTTGGTTATCCTGCTGTAAAAGATTATATTGTAAGTAATCGTTCTAGTGTAGACAAAAACCCTTGGGCAAGATACAACAGATGGTTCCATATAAGTGTAATCGAACAAAGTGCAAAAATTAATAATCAAGAATATACGTTGCCTGCAAACAGTAGAGGAAAACGTCCAATTATTGAATTTAAGCCAGGCATCAAAATGTATCATAACGGTACTGTATGTAAAGATCCGATTGATCTAATAGATGACTGGACAAATGATATATTTTCTATTATCGAAGGACAAGAAGGTTACAATATTGACAATGTAAATTTAGTAGACGGAATGCGTATTTTGTTTACTAATGATTCAGACACTGTAGTGAATAATAAAATTTATGTAGTGAATTTTATAAAATTTCAAAACAAAACACAAATTAGTTTAATAGAAGCAACTGATAGCACAGCATCTGAAAATGATATTGTTTTAATAAAAGACGGCAAAGTAAATGCAGGTAAACAATATTTCTTTGATGGTACTAAATGGAAAAAAGCACAAGAAAAAACTTCAGTAAATCAAACACCTGTATTTGATATATTTGATAAAACAGAAACAAGTTATAGTAATACAACGTATTACGAAAGCACTACGTTTACAGGCAATAAGATTTTTGCTTACAAAGAAGGCACAGGAGCACTTGATAGTGAATTAGGATTTCCTGTAACATATAAAAATATAGATAACGTAGGCGATATTGTATTTGAGTTTGATTTGTTAGCTCAAAAAGATAGCTACATTCAAGACGAGGAAAATATAGATTTACTTGCTAGTCAAGGTTTTGTGAAAATTACCGATAGTTATGATAAAGAAACCTTATACGAAAATGCTTGGAAAAAGCATTATACAAAAAGTAGGCAGGCTGTAATCATTGATGTGCAAGGAGCAAATCAAACAAATAATTTTGAAATAGATTGTTTTACAAAAAGTAACACACTCTCAGACTTAAAATTAAAAATATTTACAAATAGAAAGTTTTTAAAAGAAGGTATAGATTATACCTTAGGTGCAACACTTACTGAAAACGTACTAGTAACACTAACAACTCCAATTGAACCTGATGATAGAATAATTATTAAGTGTTATACTAGTGCTGATAAAAACGATAATGCATATTATGAAACTGCATACAATCTAGAACGTAATCCAAATAACCTTGATGTAAAAGAATTCACAATAGGCGAAGTAAACGATCATGTGCAAACTATTGTAGAAAATATAGAAAATTTTGAAGGCATACATCCTGGTGTAGGAAATCTGCGTGATAAGGGTAATATTGAAATATACGGAGATAGATTTGTAACACATGCAGGCCCTATAGGTTTGCCTTTATATCATTTCACTTCTAAAGAACATAATATAGTAAACTCTATAAAACTTGCATTACAAGAATACAGTAAATTTAAAAGAGAATTTTTAAGACTTGCAACATATGACGGCTATAACAACACTGTAGAAAAACATGTTGATTATTTATTAGCGCAATTTGCTACAAGTAAAACTAGATTAGATGCATACTATGATAGTGATGTTGTTCCGTTTGGTGCAAAAAACATTATTGAGTATACTGTATTAGATTCCGGAAACCCTTATTTTCCTTTGACTACAGCATTTAATCTAAACAAATTAAATCATAAAGCAGTTTTAGTTTATAACAATAATGTCCAGCTAACATATATAAAAGATTATATGTTTACCGATGAAGGATTTGTAAATATTCCAGGTGTTGAAAATGATGATATAATTCATATACATGAATTTGAAACAACAGATGGTTGTTTTGTTCCTCCAACGCCAAGTAAGTTAGGATTGTATCCTTTATACGAACCGCAAATTATACTCGATAATACATTTAGTACACCTACTAAAGTTATCCAAGGACATGACGGAAGCAGAACAGTAGCATTTAACGACTTCCGCGACGACCTCTTAATTGAATTAGAAAAACGTATTTTTAACAATGTAAAAACTAGATATAATGCTGAATTATTTGATATATTTGATTACATTCCTGGTAGATTTAGATCTACAGGATTAGCTCGTAATGATATTGAAAATATAATGATAGCTGATTTTATTAATTGGACTAATGTTGCACAAGTTTATGATTTTAATGAAAATAAAAATATTGACATAAGTGACAGTTTCAGTTATAATTATAGAAATACAAGTGATATTAGTGGTAAGCAATTAGAAGGATTCTGGCGTGCAGTTTACAATAATGCCTACGACACCGATACACCAAATTTAACACCATGGAAAATGTTAGGATTTTCGATTCAGCCTAGCTGGTGGGAAACTGTTTACGGTCCTGCTCCTTATACTAGCAATAATATACCATTATGGAAAGATTTAGAAGCTGGAATCATTAGAGAGCCAGGCAAATTAATAAGAAAAGATATTAGATTTGCAAGACCAAATTTAACTAGCCAAATACCAACTGACGAAAATGGAAGAATTAGAAGTCCGTTTGAAACTGGATTTTCAAAAGACTTTAGTTTTTCAAGCCAAGAAGGATACACATTTGAATTCGGCGATCAAGGACCTGCTGAAACTGCCTGGCGTAGAAGTAGTGAATATCCGTTTAGCTTATTGAATGCATTATTGCTTTTAAAACCTGCAAAAGTATTTGGTTATGCATACGACTATTCAAAAATTTCTAGAAGTTTATCTGGTAACTTAATATACAATCATAAGAATGCTATATCAGCAAAAGAAATAGATTTTGTAAATCCTAGTGCAGGATTGTTAAATTATGTAAAAGATTATATCAAATACAACAATATGTCTTTTGATGATTATAAAAATAATATTGCAAATTTACGTTATAATTTAAGTTTTAGATTGGCAGGATTTAGTGATAAAGAAAAAGTAAATTTAGTTTTAGATAGTAAAACACCTAATAGTTCAGGAGATATCTTTACTCCGCAAGAAAATTATAATTTGTTCCTAAAGACTAGTTCTCCAATTGATGTTGTTACATACAGCGGCGTTGTAATTGAAAAGGTTTCTACAGGATATAAAATAAACGGATACGATAGAAATAATCCTAAATTTACATACAATAAAGTAATAGAAAGTGCAAACGATCCGTTTATAACTGTAGGCGGAATAAGTGAAGAGTTTGCAGAATGGGCAGCTGAAAAATTATACGTGGCAGGTGGCATTGTAAGATATTCGCAAAAGTTTTACAGAGTAAACGAAACACATACTAGTGTTGACGAGTTTGAGAGTGCTAAATTTTCAGAACTTGCAGAGTTGCCTACAGTCGGCGGACGAGCAGGTAGGTTTAGTAAAAGATTCTCTGCCTCTGTTTCTTATTTGCAATACGGAACTGTTTTACCTAGATATCAAGATGTAATAGACTTTTTGTTAGGGTACGATAAAGCACTACAAGATCTTGGATTTAGATTTGATTATAATAATGCAAAATATGGTATAGTTGAAAACTTTAGATTAGCTGCAAAAGAGTTCTTGTTTTGGACTACGCAAAACTGGGGAGATCAAAGTGTAATTAGTTTATCGCCTAGTGCAAACAAAATTGTATTCAAACGTGATTTTTACTTACCAGACAATTTATATGATAGCATATTCAATTATGAAATTTTAGATCAAGATGGAAAATTGTTCAAAACGGATTTTGTAAATTTAGTGCGTGAAACAGATAACACATTTAGCCTAGCAAGTAATGACGAAGGCACTGGTGTATATTTTGTTAGATTGTTCCTAGTTCAAAAAGAACATTGTATTGTTATTGATAATGATACTGTTTTTGCAGATACCATTTATAATGAAACAAGTGGGTATAGACAAGAAAGATTAAAAGTAATAGGATACAGGACAGCTGATTGGTCAGGTACACTTAACATTCCAGGGTTTGTATTTGACGAACCTAAAGCAACTAAATGGAAGAGTTTTTCTGATTACATTATCGGCGATGTAATTGCTTACAAAGACAAATACTACACAGCAACACTAAGCCATACTAGTGGAGAATTTTTTGATCAAACAAATTGGACAGTATTAACAGAGACTCCAAAGAATCAATTAATTCCAAACTTTGATTACAGAGCTTCTCAATTTGCTGATTTTTATGATTTAGACACAGATAATTTCGATACTGAACAACAAAGACTAGCACAGCATCTTATTGGTTATCAAAAGCGTGAATACCTTAAAAATATAATAAATGATGAAATAAGTCAATATAAATTTTATCAAGGAATGATACAAGATAAAGGAACTAAAAATGTCCTTACAAAATTGTTTGATAAACTTAGTTCGTCTGGTAAAGACAGTATTGAATTTTTTGAAGAATGGGCTATTAGAGCAGGTCAATACGGCGCCACAGATAGTTTTGAAGAATTTGAAATTACTATAGATGAATCAAAATATAAACTTACTCCTCAGCCTTTTGAACTTGTATCTAGTGTAGACAAAACTAGATCTGATTTTATATATCAAGTTCCAAGATCTGATATAAACATTAAACCTGCAAATTATAATAACAAATTATTTCCATTTGCTGAATATGAAGAAGTTACAAAAACAGCTGGGTATGTTGCTCCTGCACAAATCGATTTTATTACAAGTGGAGTAGATCAACTTTTAGGATTTGATATTAATTTAGTCAAACAAGGGCAGTACGTTTGGGTAACGAATGATAAGCTGTCTTGGAATGTATACGAATTTAAGAAAACAAATTATCAAGTTGAACGCATTACAAAAACATTAACTGGATTTAAAGTCAGTTTAGATAGCAACCACAACCTAAAAAGTGGTGATATTATTGGATTGACAAATATTAACGATGAGTTAGATGGATTTAGACAAGTAATTTATACAGGTTATAAAGAATTAGAATTTTATACTGAAGAAAATATTACAGAAGATATAGATTTATCTGACAGTAGTGCTGGGATTGTAATTCAAGTAGCACCACGTAGATTTACAAATCTTGATGACTACAATACAATTTTAAGAAACACAGATGTGCAAGTTGGTAACAAAGCATGGATAGATGACATAGGCAACAACAAATGGGCTGTGTTAGAAAATAAACCTGTGTATGATGTTGAAGACATAGTAGTCAATCCACAAACTGGACTTGTAACTAATTTTGGTGATTCGTTAGCAGTAAATCAAACAAACACAAAATTAGCAGTAGGCGATCCAAATACAAACGGCAGAGTAATAGTATATACTCGTATCGGAGACGGCGGCGACTTTAGTTCTCCTGAAAACTATCAAGCCGACACTAGTGTAGTTGGAACCAACAGCCAATTCGGAGCCAGCGTTGCATTATCTCCAAGCGGTGATTTTTTATTCGTAGGCGCTCCTAATGCTGCAAACTTGCGTACACGTTATAAAGGTAATATATTACCTGGTACAAGTTATAGCGCAGGTGAAATAGTAAACGACAGAGGAACATTGTGGAGAGCAAAAGTTGATGTTGATGGTAGCGATGTAAGCACTATTAATAAAATGAGCCAAGATTGGGAACGTGCAAATTTAATTGATGTTGATCCTGATGGAAGTTTAACTGGCAGTATACTAGGTGCTGTTTGTGTGTATAAAAAAGAAGATGTTGGAAATGAATACGAATTAGTAACCACTATTCTAAGCCCAGAGCCGGTATCAGATGACAATTTTGGTAGAATAGTAAAATGTAGAAAAGATATTGACGGTGTGTTAAGACTCTACATTGCAAGTAATGAAGCCGAAGGAAGAATCTACTTTTTTGATAATGACACAACTGATGGAAGTTGGAAATATAGTAGAGATGATAATTACAGAGGAACATTCAATCCAACTGAAAATTACATTCAAGGCGAAATTGTATGGTATAATACAACAGGCGGAGCAGACGGCAATCGTCATTTATGGCGTGCTAACAAAGATCTTCCAGCACAGTCATTTAGCGAAACTAATTGGGAATTACTAGATCAGTATGTTGACCACAAAGGTTATATACCTCCACAAAACGAACTACTCAACGACGAAAGCGACAATTTAGGTGTTGCTGGTGGACAAAAAATTGCAACTAGTTTTGATGTAAGTGTTAACGGAGAGGTCTTAGTTGTAAATGGCGAAGATACACTTAACACAAATGTAGTAAGTGTGTACAGAAGAGTTAATAATAGATATGCATACTATGAAACAATTGAAACAGCAAATTTAGCACAAGAGTTTGGAAGTGAAGTTGCTGTAAGTGCAAATGGTAATGCAATTGCTATTAATGCTATTAGAAATGATGACACAGGAACAAATAACGGAGCGGTCTTTGTATACAGATATACAGGCAACGAGTATGGTTTAAATCAAACATTATATCCTCCTACAGGCGAACCAGGTGAATTATTTGGAATTAGTTTAAACTTTAGCGAAGAAAATCTTATAATTGCAAGTGCAAATGGTAGTAGATTTGTACCAACATTGTTTGACCAAACAATTGTTCGCAACAATGATACATCGTTTGATAGTAACACAACTAAGTTTTTTAATAAATTTCCAAATGCAGGAACAGTGTATATTTTCCAAAATTTCAACAACAATTATTTGTATGCTGAAGAATTGGATTGGAATTATGATACAAAAAATAGTAGTACTCCAGTGTTACTTACAAATGCAAATCACATTTATATTAGCTATCCAAGATTAGAATACACAGCTGATTATGGTGTAGTATTAGATATTAAAAGAGACAAGCAAAATTATAGTTGGACAAAATTATCTGAGCAAATTGATACGCCTGATATTAGTAAAATTAAACGTGCTTTCTTGTTTGACAAAAATACAAATGATATTGTTACTTTCTTAGATGTAATAGATCCTATACAAGGAAAAATTGCAGGAGTAGCTGATGAAGCAATTGATTTAAAATTAGCATTTGATCCTGCTTCTTATAGTGTTGACACTACAACATCAAATAACCAAGATTTTTGGGCAAATGAATATGTAGGAACATACTGGTGGAACACAGAATCAACAAAATGGTATAATCCTTTTCAAGGTAATGCAGAAACACAAACTAGTTTTTGGAATAAATTATTACCTGATAGTGATACCCAAGTTTATGAATGGGTAGAAAGTGATTATATACCTAGCGAATATGATGAATTAGCAGATACAAACGAAGGAATCGAATTAGGTATAAGCGGTTTTAGTAAATATGGAGATTTTAAATATAGTGTAGGTAGAAAATATAATGCAGTAACAGAAACATTTAACACCAAATATTATTTCTGGGTACAAAACAATAGATTACTATCAAACACAAATAAAAAAATAAGTTCATATGATGCAGAACAACTGATTACAGATCCTCAAAGTGCTGGGTATGTGTTTATGAGTGCATTGAGTACTGATAAATTTGCTTTGCATAATGTACAACCTTTTGTTAAGGACAAAGATATTGCATTACATATTGATGTATATAAAGGTGAAATCAACGATAGAAATATTCATACTGAATATAAATTGTTAAGCGAAGGACTTGCAGGAAGTAATCCTCCAGACACATTTATTGAAAAATGGATTGATAGTTTAGTTGGATATGATAAAAACTTAAGACCTGTTCCTGATTTAGAATTAGGAGAAAGTAAAAAGTACGGTATTGAAAATCGTCCAAGACAAGGATTATTTAGAAATAGCTTAGAAGCACTAAAACAAACCATAGAACGTATCAACTATATTTTGCGTCAACAAATAATTACAGATTTTAAAGATCTCAAAGACCTAGATAAGAATGATATCAAGCCTAGATTATTAGAAGGTATTTTTGATGTTGAAGTTGCTACACTTGACGAAATTGCAAATATAGGTGTTGCTAATGCAAAATTAGCAGTTATAACTCCTACATTACTAGATGGTAAATTAGTAAGTGTGTCTATAGACGAACAAGGGTATGGATATAAATCTGCACCAAAAGTTATTATCACAGGCAATGGCACAGAAGCTGAAATTCAAACAACAATAGACAATCTTGGAAGAGTCATCGGTGCAACAATTATTAATACAGGCAAGAACTATTCGAGTATAAATGTTTCAGTACGTCCATTTACTTTCCTTGTCACTAATGATTCAACAATAAATGGTAAGTGGGCTTTATACGAATATGATTATTCATTAAATTATAATAGAGTACAATATCAAAAATGGAATGTTGCAAACTTTTGGAATTATGCCGATTGGTATGCAACTGGCTATGATGAAAATACTTCTATAAATTATTTAATTGATGGAAGTTATCAATTAGATGGGCTTAATGATATTATAGGCGATGTTGTAAAAATAAAAGACATTGGCACAGGCGGCTGGTTGTTACTACAAAAAATTGATGTGCAGACAGAAGTAGATTATACTGTAAATTATAAAACAGTCGGTAGACAAAACGGCACTATCCAATTTAGTTCTAAATTATATCAAAACACTAATTTTGGATTCGATAAGGTAGGATTTGATAATTTAGTTTACGACACTGAGCCAGTAAATGAAAGACGTATTATTTTACAAACACTTAAAGATAAAGTTTTTATTGACGATTTAAGTATAAAATTTAATGATATATTATTTACTGCTATAAGATATGCGCTGTATGAGCAGCAGACAGTTGATTGGATTTTCAAAACAAGTTTCCTAACAGCAAAGCATAATATCGGTATGTTTGATCAGCGAACTAATTTTAAATCAGATAATTTAGATAGTTACAAAGAGTTTATAAATGAAGTCAAGCCTTACAGTAGTAAAATCAGAGAGTACATTAGTGCATATGAGAATTTAGAAAATTCTCAAACACTAACAACTGACTTTGATTTGCCTCCTCGATATGACGATATACAAAATAAAATTGTTACAGAAACAATAAAGTTTTACAATTCAAATGTTGTAGGCAATAGAGAGTTTGTAAACACATATCCTCAAAAGAATTGGTTAGATAATTATAAATTTAAAATCAAAGAATTGGTAATACATGACGCTGGATATGGGTTATTAAATCAACCTGTTGTTACTGTATCTGGAGGCAATGGTCCTACACTAACAGGCAAAGGTTATAGAACAGGAGATAAGTTAACATCAATTGATATTGCATATAACGAAGCAGTATATACTTCACAACCTACTATAACTATAAATGGAAGTTTTGCTGATGATTACAAATTACCAGTAGTAATAGCAATATTAGGCGATAGTCCTGTACGATCAACTCATATGACAATGAAGTTTGATAGAGTGTCGGGAAATTTTGTGTTTACAGATTTAAAAACTGTAGAAACATTTACTGGAACAGGTGCAAAAAAATCTTTCAACACTAAATGGCCACTAGATTTACGTAAATCAAGAGTAAACGTAACTGTAGATGGCAACAATGTTCTATACACTAATTATACTTTAAGTAATGTTGAAGATACTACAAAAACTTATAGCAGAAATTTAGGCAACCTTTTATTTGAAACTGCTCCTGCTAATAATGCAACTATTGAAATTACATATTACAAAGATCCTGCAATGCTTTCCGCAGCAGACAGAATAAATGCTTTTTATAATCCAAAAGAAGGCATGCCAGGTATTACTAAAAACGAAGATGGAACTATTAATTTAGGACAGTTAATGACCGGACTTGATTACGAAGGTGTTAACATTGAAAGTGTTGATTTTTCAACTGATCAAGGGTTCGACGTTGGTGGCTTTGGTATTATTCCTTGGGATATCTTTAGCGAAAGCGAAGATGAAATATTTGTTCTTGATGGTAGTACATTGGTATTCACATTAAGTAAGCCATTAGAAGACGGTGTTTCTTACAACATATATAAAAATAATGTACGTATTGACGATCCTAATTTTGATGGCAGCAGTGTAATAATCAACAAAAATGCGTTAATGAACACAATATATGGTGATGGGATTCAAGATACAATTCCTATAGATGATACTGTTCCTACAGCAGCAGGCGATATTTTTATTGTAAGAAAAGAAACTAGCGATGGTAGTTTTGAGCCAGCTGATAATGTGCTTGACACAGAACTGAGTGGCGGCGGATACGATAATACTGCAAAAGGTTTAGAGAGTGGAGAAATTACTGTCGATGGCGATGGATTTGTTACACAGACTACAAGTGCAGGTCCTGAAGAAGTTGTTCCTGGACAAATTGTAGATACATTAGATATACAAGTTAAACATAAACCTGCAGACGGTCAAGGAATCAAAACAAGTTACATTTATAAAACAAAAAGTTCTATATTATCATATTCAATAGATATGCTTCCTCAAAGTCAACAAGCTGTTATTGTAAATATAAATGGACAAAAGGTTGATGACGAAAGCTATACAATAGATTATGAAAATAATTTGTTAATTTTTGAAGATGACAGCACTATACAAGATGATATGGATTTACATATATTAGTTATTGGTAATAACGGTACTGATATTTTAGAAAGTGATACATTTATTGGCGACGGTGCTACTAGTATTTTTGTAACAGGTGTAAAATATACTAACCCAATTAGTAGTTTTGTAACTATTAATGGTGTAGTGCAACAGCCTAGTTTTGCTTATGAAATTTTTGAAACTGATGCTACATATAAAAACGAAAAATGTGCTGCTATAAGATTTGGTATACCACCTAGAGTTGGCGAAGTTATTGGATTTAGTTTATATAATAATGACACTAAATCGTTTAGTGAAATTACAGTTGACAAATCGTTTATCGGCGATGGTGTAAATTACGTGTACAAATTTAATAATAATACGCCATTTACTGAAAAACCATTTACTCATAAAATGTTAGTCAAGCAAGGTGATAAATTTTTAAATGCAGGTTATAACATAAGACATGTTTTAACAAATGACAGAGTTTATGGTATACAAACTTGGCAGTTTGGACAACCTACAAAAATTTCAAATGACGATGTATTAGTTTTATTAAACAATAAAATTATTATTGATGCTGTTGATTATAGATGGGATGCAATAAACAGTAGAATTGAATTTTTAAATCCTTTGTTAGGCAAAGTAGGTGATGTTTTAGAAATATATGTTTTAGGTAACGGTGAATACTATTTCATTGATACTGTAGTTGATCTAACTGATATGGAAGACAGTACTAAGCAAGGGTTACTGCACGACGAAGGTGATTTAATATCTTTTGTAATGGAAGACAGTACTCAAATATTTGCAACTGTAAAATCTTCAGTTGAAACAGATACAGGTGTTACACTAACATTAAATGGATACTTTAAAGAATTAAAAGTCAAAGCATCAGAAAACGATGTGCCTTTACAACTAACAGGTGTTAAAGACGAAGCATATCCGGCAGCAATAAGAATAGATAATGTACGTTTTGTTGAAAGTGAAAATTTAACATTTAAAACAGTTCCAGCTGTAAACGAAAAGGTTGAAATTATAACCTTTAGTGAGCATGACGTTAACAACTTTGATAGGTTGAGTTTTGAAGTACTATATTCTCCTGTAATAAGTTCAAGTAGTCCAGAATACCCTACAGCAATTTCATTAACCAATGGTAGAATAAAACTAAATCAACCTGCTGCTGGTGTAAATTATGTTTGGGTAATACAAAATAATAAATTATTAAGACCAAGTATAGATTATGAATTAGTAAGTGATAATTCTATTGTTAATTTGTTTAAAAAACCAAATGATAATGAAATTATTGAAATCATACAATTTGCAGCAACACTAACAACAACAAAATATGGTTTCAGAATATTTAAAGATATGTTAAACCGTGTACATTACAAAAGATTAAATGAAAAATCTGTTGTAAAATTAAGTCAGCCTCTAAACTTTTATGATCAATTTATATCAGTTGAAGATACAACAAACCTTCCTATTCCTAACAGAACAACAGGTAAACCTGGTGTTGTGTTTATAGAAGGAGAACGCATCGAGTATTATGTGCTTGAAGGCAATTTGTTGAGACAAATACGCAGAGGTACATTAGGAACAGGTGTAAAATCTCAATACCCTGCTGGTACTATTTTAATGGAACAAGGTGAAAGAGAAACTATTCCTTACGCAGACAAAGACTTGACACAAATATTTGTATCAGACGGTAGTACAAACATATATACTATGGACTTTGATATTACATCATACAACGAAATTGAAGTTGTAGTAGGCGGCAAAAAACTTAGAAAACCAGCTACACAAGATTTCAAAGTGTTCAATAAAACTATTGATCAAGATAGTCCAGAAGCAGACGAAATAGAATTACCAGAGTTTACTATAAACCCAGACGACAATACAATAACATTAAGAGACGATGCTCCAACTGGTGTAAGAATTGTAGTTCAGCGTAAAGAGGGTAAACTTTGGACAGACGATCTATCAATTAGCGATGCTAAAATTGCTAGATTTGTAAGAGCAGGAACAATTAAGTTAAGCAAATAAATACAGTATAAGTAAAGGTAAGCAAATGCAATACAACGACTCAAATAAACTTAATATTCAAGGGCATATAAAAATACATGACCCTACGAATGGAGAAGTTTTAATTAACAAAAGAAATGCAATACATTACGAAAATATGAGTATTGCACTAGCAGAAAGTTTAGGTAATCAAGGCACTGGCTTTGTTTATGAAATGAGCTTTGGTAATGGTGGCACAAGTGTAGATCCTACAGGTGTTATTACATATTTAACACCAAATAGTACAGGAACAACTGCAAGTTTGTATAATCAAACATACAGCAAAGTTGTAGATGATAGAAGTGTTAACAACACTGATCCTACAAGAAATAAAATGGAAATTCGTCATGTAAGTGGACAGAATTACACAGATCTGTTTGTAAATTGTTTACTTGATTATAGTGAACCAAACGGACAAGATGCATTTGATACTAGTGGTGATTCAGAAAATCAATTTGTTTTTGACGAATTAGGTTTACGTAGTTATGCCGCAGATGGAAATGGACGATTGCTTACCCATGTTATTTTCCATCCTGTGCAAAAGTCTTTGAATAGATTAATACAAATTGATTATACTGTAAGAATACAAAGTCTAAGCGGAGGTAATTCGTAATGGCATACCAAATTAACTTTACTGATTCTGTTAACAAAGGAAGTATCGAAGTAATCGATAACGATATAAACCAAGATACAAGTTTACGACTGCCTGGTAGAAATACCACAAACTTTGGCGAAGCAGTATTAACAAATTTTCTACATTTACTAGAAAATTTTGCAGATAACAATCCTCCAAATAATCCTGTCGAAGGACAATTATGGTATGATAATACATCGCAAAATGATGTGTTAAAAGTATATGATGGCACCAATTGGGTTAGTGCAGGCGGTCTTAAAAAAGGCACAACAGAGCCTGATATATCAAATAGTGTATTAGGCGACATATGGGTTAATACAGGTACACAACAATTATACATTTATAGCGGAAGCGGATGGATCTTAGTTGGGCCAGAAATTGCTGGCGGTATAAACACTGGTGCAAAAGCAGTTGTAATTACAGATACCGACAATACAGATAGGCAAGCAATTATCAATTATGTAGATAATGTTGCAGTTAGTATAATTGTAGGTGCTCAGTTTACTCCAAAAATATTAATACCAGGATTTGGTATATTATATCCTGGCATAAATGTTTCTACAAACATTACAGGTACAGTTGGAAGATTTAAAGGCATTGCTGACAAGGCTGAACAGTTACTTGTAAATGGAAATCCTGTTGATGGTAATAAATTTACAAGGAATGACGAAGCTACAATAACTTCGTTTCCGTTTACAGTGCGTACAAACGATGGATTAGAAATTGGTAACACACGTACAATCGCTTTAGAAGTTGAAGGCACAACTGCAATAATAAGCCAAGCTCAAAGTAATGGATTTTTTGATTTACGAACAAACAACGAAGGTACACAAATAACTCCTATACGTATAAAAAATAATGGTAATGTTGGTATTTCAACTGCTGATCCTAATGAAGCATTAGACGTTACAGGAAATATTAAAAATACAGGAAATATTGTATCAGCAGGAACGTTAACAGTATCAGGTGCTGCCACCCTAAATGATAATTTAACAATAGCTGGTTCTTTGTCATTGAGCGGTTCGCTTACTACTGACAACGTTTTTCCAGACGAAGCTGGTATAACTAATATTGGTACTAACGCAAATAAGTTTAATAACATTTTTGCAAACAAATTTACAGGTGCATTAGATGGTGATGTAAATGGTAATGTTACGGGTAGTGCAGGAAGTACAGGTAAACTTACTAGTGCAACGTCATTTAGTATGACAGGTGAAGTTAGTAGTACAAATACAATAGTATTTGACGGACAAACAGGCGGTTTAACTAAAGTATTTAACACACAAATAAATCAACCTTTTGTTGCAGATAAAACTGCTGTAACTACGCCAGAGAGCGCTGATGAAATATTAATAAACAGACCCGGAACTGGTCTTAGGAAAATTACACAAAATAATTTAATTGCAAATATTCCAATTATTCCTGTAGGAACAATGGTTCCATATGCAGGATTAACAGCACCGACAGGCTGGTTTATTTGTGACGGTAGTGAAAAAAGTTTGTTAAATTACTTTTTACTAGCAACTGCAATAGGCTACGATGCTGCTGATAACAATACATGGTATTGGGGCACATCTAGCAATCCTGCTACATTCTTCGTAATTCCTGATCTTAGAGGAAGATTTCCAACAGGTATAAGCAACGGACTTTCTGGACCTAATAGATTAATTAGTGATCCTGCAATAGGACAATTAGGCGGCGTGGGCGGCGAAGAAAACATTACGCTAGATGTTAACAACATACCAGACCACAAACACACATTAACTAGTGACAGTGGAGATACTTATTATGCACTTAGTAAAGTAGATAATAGTGCAGAAACAGACGTTGATGTTTACAACCAAGAAATATCTAGTACTGCTGCAAGCGGTATAACAAAAACTGGCGGCGTTGATAATCCAACATTGGCTAGTTCTGTAGACATTACTCCGCCATATGTTGCAATTAATTACATAATTTATCATGGAGTGCTAGTATAATGGCGTATCAATTAAACAAAACAGATGGAACTTTGCTTACTGAAATAATAGACGGCAAGATAGATGAAAATAGTACAAATTTAACTTTTATTGGTAGGAATTATAAAGGCTTCGGTGAATATTTAAATGAAAATTTTATCAAACTTTTAGAAACATTTGCTAATACAGCACCTCCTAGTAAACCTGTAAAAGGGCAGTTATGGTTTGATACTGGAGAAAACAGATTAAAAGTTTATAACGGCACAACATTTAGGAGTACAGATAACAGTACCTATACACCTACACAACCAGCAGGATTAGTTGAAGGCGATATTTGGATTGACTCTGCTAATCAACAAATGTATTTTGCTACCGATAGCGGCATACAACTTGTAGGGCCAACTTATAATACAAGTCAATTAAAATCAGGTCAGTTCATAGAAACTATAAGAGATACAACAGGCACAAATCAAACCATTACAGAAGAATTTATTAATGGAAGTCTAGTATTAATACATAGTAAAACAGCATTTACTCCTGCTATTCCAAAGACAGGGTTTACTGATATAAAAATTGGAACAAACATAAGCAGTTTATTTAATTTTCAATTCTACGGAACAGCAGCAAACAGTTTAAAACTAACTGATAGTCTTGGTGTAGAATATACACAAAATGACTTCTTAACAACACAATCTGGTCAAGGGCAAGATACGACTAGTGCAGAAATTAACTTTTATAACAACAACGGCATTGTTATAGGACAAAGTCCTTTAGTTAGAATAGCCACAGGTTCTGATATTTTGATCAAGGCAGAAACCGAAGACACTGATATAAAAATACAAGTCAAGGTTGATACCAACGGTGACTTAGCTCCTGATGTAGTAGATGCTATTCATATTGATACAATAAATCAACGTGTTGGTATATTTAAAACAGATCCAGAATATAATTTAGATGTAACTGGCGATGCAAGAATAACAGGAAATTTAAGAGTCGAAGGCGATACAACAAACTTAGATGTTGCTAATTTACGTGTAGAAGATAAGTTAATAGAATTAGCTATTACAAGCGACAGTACGTTGTTAGAGGAAGCAGATGTAGATGGTGCTGGTATTGCAATTAGAGCATCGGGCGATGACAAATACTGGACTTGGGAACTTGCAACTGATAGTTGGACAAGTTCGAGTAATATTGATATTCCTGCTAATTATGCATATAAGATTGATGGTAATAATATTTTAAGTGCAAATGCCTTATCTAGTACAGTTGTAAGTGCACCGGGACTTACAAATATCGGTACGTTAGGATTTCTTACAGTAGATAACATCGACATAGATGGTAACAGAATAAAAAGTAGGATACAAGGTTTACAAATTGAAAGCGCAGGTACAATTCAATTAGTAACCCAGCAAAAAATAGCAAATCTATCTGCACCAACAACATCAACGGACGCTGCTACAAAGGGATATGTAGATACTGCTCTTAATGCACAACCACTATTTTTTAGTCTTGTTACAGATGGAATGGGAACGGGTGTAACGTTACAAGCAAATGTAGGAACAGTTTTAGATGAATTGTCACCAGCAGCACAAGCAGAAGTAGGCACAGTAGCAAAGGTTTATTGTGTAGCAAGTAGTTCAAGTACAGACCCGATTGATGTAAATAGTGCAGTTAGTAAAACGTTTGTTAGCGTTGATAGTAACGGTGTACAGAACCAATCGGTAGTAAGTGACTTTAGTATAGCAAGTGTATCAACAACAGTAACAACAACTTATACTAGAACAATAATGACTTATAGTGTGAACGCCAGCAATGCTTGGACATATAGCAGCACGGTAAGTTCGGCAGTATAAGCATAAATATAGTGTAGAGTAAGGAAATCGTCAATGGCATATATAATTAATAAATTTAACGGTACACAACTGCTATCAGTTGAAGACGGTACAGTTGATAATACCACAGATATTAAATTTGTTGGTAAGAACTATAGTGGTTACGGAGAAATACAAAACGAAAACTATTTGTTTTTGTTAGAAAACTTTTCTGGAACAGTAGCACCAACAAAGGCAATAAGTGGACAAATTTGGTTTGATGCATCATTAAACAAGTTGAAATTTTACACAGGCAATCAATGGAAAAATACCGGAGGTGCTGAAGTAAGTAGTAGCGCACCATCAGGGCTAACAGTAGGAGACTTTTGGTTTAACAATGAAACCAATCAAGTTTATGCAAGAACGTCACAAGATGACTTTGTCTTAGTAGGGCCACAAGCCGCAGGTAGCGGACAAACTCAAATGAGAAGTATAGAAGTTGTTGATACCGGAAGCGTTACTAAACCTGTAATTGTAGCATTAGTAAACGATAATGTACAATTTATAATTAGCGACGAAGAATTTACTCTAAAATCTACACAAGATTCAAATGTTCCTGTTGGTGTAAATAGTTCTAATTTCCAAAAAATTAAAAAAGGTATCACACTAATCAATACTGATACAAATGGTATTACTACTAATGCTGGTAATGCAAACGAGCCTGTAATATGGGCAACAACAAGCGATACTTTACGTTTAGGCGGTATTCCTGCTGCTGATTATATTACAGTAAACGAAACAGACTTTACAAGCCTAGTAACTTTTGACGATGTAGGATTGAGAGTCGGGGATAGTAATGACTTAGCAGTTAGAGTTGTCGACGGCAATGTAGGCTATATTGAAAATACTGTTGGCGAAGAAGTTAGACTTGGTGCAAAATTAAACACAGATGTTTCTGCAACAGTGATAGCAAAGGTTATAAACAATAACGAAAGAAAAGGTATATTACCTGGCGCAACAGATTCCTATACATTAGGAATTGAAACCAATAAATGGAACGCTGTATGGGCTAACAATTTTAAGGGTATTGCAGATAAAGCCGATACTGTAAAATTAGGATCTAGTTATGTAAGCGCAACAACAGCAAGTTCAGCAGATACAGTAGTAGCACGAGACGCAGACCAAAAAGTTTATGCTGTAGAATTTGTCGGAGTTGCAAGTAGAGCTAGATATGCTGACTTAGCAGAAAAATATACAACAAGCGAAGAACTAGCACCAGGTACCGCAGTTGCAGTATGCAGCGATACAGATCATGAAGTAGGTCCTGCTAAGTCTAGCAGTATAGCTATTGGTGTAGTATCAACAGATCCAGCGTACATGATGAACAGTGAAGCCGAAGGACAATACATTGGTTTAAAAGGTCGTTTGCCTGTACGTGTTAAAGGTGCAGTAAAAAAAGGTCAAGGTGTATATGCTTGGGAAGACGGAGTATGCACAACAGTACAAACAACTGCATTTATTGGAGTAGCTCTAGAAAGCAACGAAGCCGAAGAAGAAAAATTAGTCGAATGTGTTTTAAAAACATAAGTATTATATACAAAGGAAAAGAGCATGGTTAACCAGATAATTTCAGCATATAGATACAATGTTTTATTTGAAGCTATTGAAAATATTTTAGGAATACCTTCGGGAGATTCTGGATATAACCAAACAGTTGAAAGTCAAAGATTACCTAAGACTAGAATAGTTTATGCAGAAGATATGAATAAACTATACAATGATTATGTAGCTGTATATGCACATCAAAATGGCACTTTGCCAGCTACTATTAGTAATGTAACTGATCAAAATGAAATTACCGAAGCTCTATATGTTGCATACGAAACACTTTATCCTTTGCTTTTTGCTAATAGATTTGATGTAGATTCATCTCAAATTACAGGTGAACCTGCAGGTATAGATAGTTCTAGAACAAGTACTTGGGGCGGTACTGGTACACCGCAATCAATTACTCATGAATTTTCCGTTACATTTGCAGAGCAAAATAATTTAAACGCATTTTTTAACGCAGGCGGCAATATAGAAATGTCATTTACAATGACCTCAGTTGGCGCAGATGATAAATCTCAAGGCTGGGAAACTATGTTATCAAATATTGGCAACGTGACAATAGATTACACTGGTACACAAGTTACTGGTTCTGGCTCAGCTCAAAGTAATACTGGAATTTATGACCTAACAAATACTTATGTAAAAATATATGAGAAGTTAGGTAGTGGAATTTATACTAATAATGATTTAGAAATCTTTGCTCGTAAAGATGCAAATGTAATTTATTTTAAAATAGTATTAGCTGACGAATCTGTTGGTACAGATCCTGACGGCGCTGGACCAATTGACGAAGTAGTAAACGGTAATATAACCAGCTATGTTAGACAAAATAGGCCAACTGGCAGTTATGTTGAAATACCAACACCTTCATACAACAATATTACTGTCTTCGAATAATTTACCATTATAATTTTTTATTTTTTTAGTTGTTAAGTCTGTTAAACAACTACAATATTCATATTGACATTTTATAGGTAGATACGGAATATCAAAATCTAAATTGTGTATACTACCTAATACAAAATTAGGAAAGCACTGGCTACCGATTGTAACATTGCCTTCTCTAGTGATATTAAGTGTGTCTATGCCAATCCAACACGCCCAGTTTTTAAATTTATTCTTTTTTTCTAATAATAATTTTTGTAAGTTAACAGGATTTTTATTTTCGTCAACCATTGTTACGCCGTAATTATCTTTTTTTACTCCATCTAATTTTACAAAGGATTTCATAGTTTCTATTTGTGTTTTAGTGTAAGGCATAGATTCAGCTTGGTCCAAACTAATACGTAGAGGTTTATAATCTAATCTAATGTATTTGTGTAAATTTGCAAAACAATAATCGTATTGTTCAACTGCTAAATCAAAATTTTCTATGTCCATGCATATTTGAAAATGTATATCAAAGTAACCTGCACACGCATTAAATTTTTCTACTAATTCAACTATATCTACTTGTGCTACATGAACACTAACAACTACACTATCAATATTATTTTTATTACGTAGCCACCATTTTTTTGTTTTGTTGCCGTTTGTAAGCAATTGTACTTTATTTTTTATATTTGCTTTTTTTACATATTCAAAAAAGTTTGGTATTTGTCTCCATATAGTTGGCTCGCCACCAAATAAATTATATACAGCAAACTTATCTGTATATGTTTTAGTAATTTTATCTACTAGTAGTTTTGCGTTATCTATGGTAGGAAAGTCAAATTTACCATCATGTGCAGCAGGTTCACAGTATGCACAAGCATAGTTGCATCTACTACTCATATCCCAATCTATGTAAACAAAATCACGTGACTTTTGATATTCAAAGCGTTGCATCATGTATTTAACCACTTGACAAAACACAGATAAATAAGTTATACTATAAAAAAGTAGGTGGAGACAATTATGGCCGTAGGCAGTTCGATTAGTGCAGCAGATTTTAATAACATTAGATCAATATTATTGAACAATTTTGGACCAGGTCAATATGGGTTTGCATCCGGAACTGGTGCTAATGACATTCCTAATAGTGTAACAGGAGGCAATAATATTGCTACTAGCGATAGTGTATTGTCAGCAGATGTCGAAAGATTATTCAGTGTAGGTCAGCTTATACACTATCATCAAACCGGAGCTATAAAAACAATATCAAGCGGAACTACATATCCTGGTTTACAAACTGGTCAAGTAATTGAATGGGCAGATTGGGGTGATGCTGGGGATGTTAAAGGATTATATGATCTTGCAAATGCATGTGCATCGTTTGATAGACGTACAACGGAGTTTGGTGGAGACTTTGGCACAGTTGTAACAGACATAGACGAGGTAACTGCACAGTGGAACTTTATAACAGGTAGTAACGTTTTCACATGGTCTACTCAATCGGATATGGAGGAATATTTCACCCTCGGCGGCGAACTACGTGTAAATATTGATATTGATGCTATTGGTAGTGTAGGACAAGCTAGTTATGAAAAAAACTTAAACTGGCAAACAATGGCATCAAATATGGGTACAGTAAGATTATATGTTCGTCCTGATTCTGCAGGCACCGGATGGGAATGGGTAGTAGAGAGTTTAAGTAACAGTGGAACAGGCTCGATTACAGCCACTCCTAATATTACTGACGATATAGCTCTAACTACCAAGTACACAAAAATTGGTGCAGGAAGCATTTACAATGATAACCAAATTGAAATAAGATTAGCAGTTATTGATAGTTTTAATCGTGTAACTTTACAAGTAAGATTAAACGATAACGATGCAGGCACAGGTGATCCTGCCGATGGTCCTGAAAGTACTCCAGTAGATGAACCTGTTACTGCTAACGTACAAATTACATGGACTCAATATTATCCTGATAGTACTATTACATTAAATGACGGTACTACGGACACTGATTTTACATTAGGCGGTAACGCAATCAGACCTGGCTTTTCGTCAAACGGTCCTAGTGTAACTTAATCATATATCGGTTGACAATTATCTAACAATAATATATACTAGCAGTATATATGGAGGTTTTTTATGGACGAGCGGCTTGAAAAAGCATTAGATATTAGTAACTATATGGTTACATTAAACAATCAAACACGCATTTTAAAAGAAAAGTATTACGAAAATCTTGTGTACTATTTTAACGGCGCAACCTTTACAGTATCGCGAGAGTTGATTAATTTTATCAAAAGTTTAATTGATAGTGATCAGCAGTCTGTGATTATCAGCGACGATAATGATATTCCTGTTGAGATTGCAAATTTAGAAGATTTCTATCAAAATATTTTAAATACATATTTTACAGCATCTAATGAATACTTTGTTGAATACAACAAAATAAAAAGCAAAAGAAGTGTTGAAGGTATACTAGATTTATGAGCAAAGGCGTTTTACTTTTTGCCAAAAAAAACAAAGCATTAGATTATATTAAACAAGCTATATATTGTGCAGAACGTATTAAAAAGTATTTAGATGTTCCGGTTGCAATTGCTACTGATATGACAGATGATTCACGTATTGATTTTTTTGAGCATGTTATTAAATTAGAACCAAGTGTATCTGAAAATAGTCGAAAGTTTCGCGATGGTAATATGGCTTCTTCGATGTCAAATTTTAATAATGCTGATAGATATAATGCATATGATTTATCACCGTTTGACGAAACTATTGTAATGGACACTGATTTTATACTTGCCAACGATAGTTTAAACAACTGCTTTGGATCTAATCAAAATCTAATGATGTATAGCAATGCTGTAGATTTGTGTCATTGGAGAAAGTTAACAGAATTTGATAGGGTAACTGATACAAGTATAAAATTTTATTGGGCCACAGTTGTTTACTTTAAAAAGTGCAAGCAAGCACAATGTTTCTTTGACTTAGTAAAACATGTTAGAGAAAATTATACACACTATAAAAGTCTATATCAAATAATATCTCCTTTGTATAGAAACGATTTTGCTTTTAGTATTGCTGCTCACACATTGAATGGTTTTACAGATGAACTAAAAATAGCTTCGCTTCCAGGTAAGAAATACTTTATTACAGATAGAGACATTGTTGATAATATAGACAATGATACAATGTTATTTCTTATAGAAAAACAATCACATATAGGACAGTATACGGGGTTAAAAACAAACAAGCAAAATGTTCATATTATGAATAAAATAAGTTTAGAGAGAATTATTAATGGATAAAAATTTTACTTTGCTTGCTCAAAACAGCAACGATGACTATGTAAAACAAGCATGTTTGTGTGCAATGAGTATACATGCTACAAATCCAGACAGTAATGTTTCTTTAATTACCAATGATGCTGTACCAGAAAAATATAAACAGTTATTTGATCATATTGTAGAAATACCTTGGAAAGATCATGCCAAGGACGAAGACTGGAAAATTAGTAATCGTTGGAAAATTTATCATGCTACTCCTTATGCTGACACATTAGTAATGGATACAGATATGTTGGTATTGCAAGATTTAAGTAAATGGTTTGCCTTTTTAAACAATTATGATTTATATTATACCAGCAACGTGTTAACGTATAGAGGAGAAACTGTAACTAGTGATTATTATAGGAAAGCATTTACACAATTTAATTTACCAAATTTATATAGTGGTATACATTATTTTAAGGAACGTCCATTAGCAAAAGAATTTTATACTTGGCTAGAGATGATTACAAATAACTGGCAATTGTTTTATAAAAATCATGCTGGTGGCAAAACATATCAGAAAACATGTAGCATGGATCTAAGTGCAGCAATAGCAGCAAAAATATTAAATTGCGAGCATAGTATTACAAGTAAGACAGAATTTCCTACATTTGTACACATGAAATCAAAATTACAACATTGGGAAAAATATGATGAACAAAAATGGCAAACTAGAGTAAGTAGTTATCTTGATGATAATTTAGATCTATATGTAGGAAATTACAAACAAAGCGGCGTGTTTCATTATACAGAAAAAGATTTTGCTAACAATAATATAATTAGCACATATGAAAAATATTTAGGAATATAAGATGCCAATAGTAGTTAGAAGCAATACGAAAAAATATATTGAGTTTGCCGATAATGGGCGTATATTATCAATTAAAAATACACCTAGTAGTGATCAATACATTACTGTAGATTCATTTGAAGTACAAGACTTATTAAAAGGAATAATTCCTTCAAATGAATATACTGTAGAATATGATTTAGTTGCAAAAGACTATGTATTAAAACATAGTACTTACTGGACTGAAGCACGGTCGAGTGATAGTTTTTTATACAAAATTGAAAATGACAACGAACCTGATCTAACAATTGTTCAAGATAACGTACAGAAAAAATGGCAAATTAAACTTAGTGAACAGCTAATTAAAACAATTGAAGAAAAAAATGTTAGTTTGGATCACATGATATCTAATTTTAGTGTCACAAAGAAAAATAATCCTTATTATTTGTATTGTATGCTAAATTTTAAAGAAGATACTTTCACTATTGATTTCCAAGACAACTTTGAGTTTGACAAAGAGCCAATTAGCGTTTATACTGTAAAAAAGTTTGGATCTTACGCACACGAGGTAATAAATGACTGATAATATTTTTAGAGTAGTAGACCATGACATAATTTACTTGTCATATGATGAACCTAATGCAGAACAGAATTATGCTGATTTGCTAACAAAAGTTCCATGGGCTAAACGGGTGCATGGAGTTGAAGGAAGTGATGCAGCACACAAAGCTGCTGCTAATATGAGTGACACAGATCGATTTATTACTATTGACGGTGATAACAGAATACGTGAAACTTTTTTAAGTCAAGAAGCAGATTTGAGTGACTACGACTTAACCGACAAAGTTATTAGTTGGACAGCGTTAAATCAAATAAATGGTTTGACGTACGGCAATGGCGGTATCAAATGTTGGCCTAAAGAAAAAGTACTTAGTATGCGTACACATGAAAATGCTGATCCTGACAATCCACATGCACAAGTAGACTTTTGTTGGGACTTACAATACATACAAATGAACGGAACATTTAGCGATATTTACAACAATGCTACACCTCATCAAGCGTGGCGTGCTGGTTTTCGTGAAGGTGTTAAAATGGCACTCGATCAAGGCATTAGACCCGATATAGAAGATTTCAAGCGTAACCATTGGAAAAATTTACATAGACTATGGATTTGGTTAATGGTAGGTGCTGATGCCGAAAACGGACGTTGGGCAGTATATGGTGCTAGAGAAGGCTTATACAAAACAATGTGTACAGATTGGGACTTTGTTAATGTACGTGACTTTGAATGGCTCAACCAGTATTGGGAATCGTTAGAAGTAACCGAAGAAACACTTGAACAAGAAACTGAACGTTTGGGCGACGAATTAATAAGCGAGCTACAAGCACCAATAGACCAAGAACCTCTTAGAGCAGGGCAAAGCACATTTTTTAAAACAGTTTATCAAAATCCAGTAAGAAATCCTAAGTTTATTGACAAGGAACTAAAATGAGCGAAAGAGATGAAGCAGTCCGTATAACAAAATATACAGACGAACAAATATCTCCTACATTTTGTTTTGCTAAATGGTATCATGCAAACATATATTTCCAAACAGGTGAGACACATAGTTGTTATCATCCTGCTCCTCATAAAATAGATACACAAGCTATTTTAACAAATCCTAGTGCAATTCATAATACAGCACAAAAAATTGAAGAACGTAATTCTATGCTGCGTGGAGAAAAACCAAGCGGGTGTCAATATTGCTGGAATATTGAAAATATGGGCGAAGATTATATTAGTGATCGTAAAACTCGTAGCAGTAGTATCTATAACGAAAAAAGATTAAATGCTGTTAAACAAGGCGGCGCAGAGTTTAATGTTAACCCAGAATATTTAGAAGTATCCTTTGGTAACGAATGTAACTTCAAGTGCGGTTATTGCCATCCAAAAGCCAGCAGTAGATACTACAACGAAATTAAACAACATGGTCCATACAATATGGTTAAAAATCATCGTTGTGATATTGATTGGTTTAAAATATATGAAGAAGATAACAATCCTTATTTAGATGCATTTTGGAAATGGTGGCCAGATTTAAGTAATGAATTAACTATTTTAAGGATAACAGGCGGCGAACCAACAATACAAAAAAGCACATACAAACTATTTGATTTATTAGAAAACGATCCTAAGCCAAACCTTGAGCTCAATGTAAATAGTAACTTAGGAGGCAAGCCGAAGCAGCTGGAAAAGTTTACTGATGCAGTAAATAGTTTGCTTAGTCAAAATAAGATACGCAGATTTAAATTGTTTACAAGTATTGACACTTGGGGAGAACGTGCTGAGTATATACGTAATGGATTAGACATTAATGTATTTGAGCGTAATCTAGATTATTTTATGCGTAATACTGATGCTCCTGTGACTATTATGATTACGTTTAATATTTTCAGTGTAACAACATTTCAAACACTACTTGAAAAAATACTCGAATGGCGCCGTAAATACAACGATGTTGAAACATACAGATGGAATAGACTGAGTTTTGATACACCTTATTTGAAAGAGCCGTTGCAGTACGATATAAATATTTTACCACAAGAATACATGGAGTATATGCACAGTCATTTACAGTTTATTAAAGACAACTTAGATGACGAACGTAAAGATGCATTTACTACAATGGAATATGAACGCTTTAGACGGGTAGTAGATTATATGGATAGTACTAACTATGATCCAGCCAAGGTTATGCAAGGACGAATTGACTTCTGGCGTTTCTTTAACGAACATGATAAAAGAAGGAATACAAACTTCAAAGAAGCATTTCCTGAAATGAGTGACTTTTTTGATTTGTGTAAAGATACAAATGGATAAACAATTATTTGACGACTTACTATACTTGCCTCTAGATATTGAAAATCCTCCATTAGATCATATGGATTATTTAAACAGTTTAGATTTTAGCAAAATATATCAAGACGAATATAGAAATTGTTGGCATGTGCCAGTTATGTATAATCCAACGGATAAAGATAAATTTCAATGGATGCCTTGGGCATTTGAAATGCCTAAACTAAAACAATGGTGCGAAGACGTACTATTCAAAATTACAAAACAACGTAGTAGAATAATGATTATTACTACACCTAATGATTATAAGAATCCATTACATATTGATTGTAGTCCTGAAATGTTTAACACATCGCAGCACAAGTTTAGATATGTTATGCAAGGTAATGTAGATGACTTGGACTTTATAGGAAAAGATACCAGTGTAACGCCAACTGCAATAGATAAGCCATTTGTAATGAGCGGTAAATGGCCTCACGAGATGCACAACACATCAGGAGATACAAAATTTACTCTAGCATTAGGCGCACCTTGGGACGGTAGTTATACCGATCAAGAGTATGTAAATGTATTAAATCAAAGTTATCAAAAATTTGAAGACTATTATCTTGGTGTTGATTTTGAACTACCCGATAATTGGGAAGACTTGTTTGAAGAAAACCAGTATGAAAAACGCAAGAAGCAAGCAGATGAAATGTTAAGTAAGAACCGGTAGTATTTCTTCAGCCTCAGGCCAACGTTCGTCTTGCATTTCTTTGTAATAATTATCTACTTTAAATTTCCAAAAACTTTGTATTGTACCTCTGTACTCTAATTCAATAGGATCTTCTAAAAAGCCCTGTTTACGCCATTCTGGAGCCCAGCGTGTATGAACTGCTCTTTGTTTTGCAATAGGACTAGGGTGTGTGCTTATATACATATTAGCATCTCTGCCGCAATGTTCTATACACGCTGGTATAAGAAATTGTGCGCTAGGATGATCGTGCGGACGTGGTGCATTTCTTAAATTTCTCATAGTATTGTGTAAACGGTGTCCTTGTACCAAATGACTTAGTACACAAATTCTAGCACCAATCCTATAAGCAGGACTTCCTAAAATTTCAAGTCCTTGTAATTTATGACTAACTACACAACCAATAATTCTTTCGGCATTATACAACAAAAATAAATTTGCATCTATTTCGTTTTCAAGAGACTTTAGCAACATATCTGCATTGCTGTTGTTGTAAAAGCGTCTACGTTCTGCTTCAATAAAAAATTCTGTTAAATCTTGTGTTCCGTCATATGTTTCAAGATGCCAGTGCTTCATAAGTTTCCTTTTTTGGTAATTTAAATTCTTTGTTTTGCATTGCATTTACTACAAAGCTAATACGATCAATATAGCTATTAATATAAGGTTGTTGCAAATAGGGCATCCACGGTTCGTCTTGCAAATTTGTATAATCGTATTGATATCTTAAGCATAGTCTATTATCAGTGCTACCTAAACGTCTGTGTTGTGTAATACTATTATCAAACAAACACAAATCGCCATCTTCTTGGTACCAGTGATCGTAAATGTATTTGTCAACTTCTAGTTCTGATTTAATTTTTTCTAGTACTTTGAGAGCTTCTGCGTCAGACATGCCTTTGATGCCTGTAACTGTATTGAAACTATAATGCAAACCTTTATGTCCGCCCGGGCTGCGTATTACCATAGGAATCTCTGCATTAGGATCAGGTGCCATATTTTTATACATTAAATTATCTTGATTACTATTTAAACCTGGATTAATTTTTCCTGGCGTAAAGTTATGCAGTAATATCATTTCGTCTAATTCGCTGCGAAAACTTTCGCTTACATCTTGGTAGTAATCAACTGTTGTCAAGAATCCGGTAGCACTTTTAGTTGTGCCTTCCATTCCGAGCAGTGCTACACCAGGGGCAAATGCTATATTACCACTTTCATTACTATGCCATAGTAGCTCGCCTTCTGCAAACATTCCTAATGGATTTCCGTATTCGTCTTTCTTGCCACTAACACGGATAATATTGCCTTGTTCTTGACCAACACCTTCTCTTACACGGAAAAATCCCCAAATACTATTTTTATCGTCTTCGCTAACATCTGGGTGTGTCATAATGCTGTCTAGTTTACCGTTCCACCAAGGATACTTTTGGAAAAGCAATCCCCAAAATGTCATGCGGTCTTTACCCCATTTTCTCATCCATTTATAATACGTGTCTTTATCTAATTTTGCTCCACGTATTATTGTAACCATTTCTTTAAGATGTATCTTACCAATATCTGTCCATTGTTCGTCAGTCATATTATTAAAGTTGACATCATCGATAAAAACGCCAAAACTTCCACATCCGGGTATTTTACTTATTTTCATTTAATCTCTCCTTGGTTCTAAACAACCATGTAAAATAATATTCTAATTGTTTTTCATTTCGCAGCCCGTCGATCTGTTCAACTGCATCAATGTAATTATCTGGCTTTAGAAAATCTATAAGATCGATTGAAAAATCAGTATCTAGTTGAAAAGAGTATGGAACCATTTTTTCCCATTTGTCTTTATTCATCTGATATCTTACATTGTATCCTACATTGTATTTTTCTTTATCTGTTTCAGTAGATAACCCAGAATAATATGTAATTACATTTTCTAATACTAGATCACGTGTGTTAGGAGTATATGTAATTCCTACAGTAGTCGCATCACTGCCAAAATGTTTTTTAATTAGTCTTGCTTGTTTGCTTGAAAAATTACCAATCCATACTTTTTTATCTCCGGCATTACTAAGAACTGCTTCAATATCAGACAGGCGATCTGTCCAATCGATATTTCTAAATTGCATTGGATTATTGTTGGTTAAATCTAAAACATATTGTTCATGATTGTTGTGTATTAGATGTCCTGTATTGGTTATATCGGGTGTGCATGGTTGTACCCATTCATCACTCCAACCTGCTAATGTATTAATAAAAACATCGCATACTGTTCCGTATGGACACACTCCAAAATATAATTTACTCATGCTATTATAATAGCATAAAGGTTAGCTTATGTCAACCCACATACTGCCATTATATCCTTGGAATTTATTTGTACTATTGTTGAAAATAATCATACCTGCTTCGGCGTCTAAATCATTACGTTGTGTACTGTTAATGGGGTGTGCTTTAAATGCATATCCGCCAACTGTACCTTGATGATTTACACTTAATCTTTTTGGTCCTATTATATCCGGTGGATTTGTTCCGTCGGCTACACTTACACCAAATAGTGTTCTAATACTGCCTGTGTTTGATATTGTTGACTCTGGGTCTGCAATATAACCCCATGCTCCTGCTTGTGCATAATCAGTTCCGTTATGAGCTAATATTGCTTTAAAGTCTAATATTTCGCCAGGTGCTATACTTGCTTTTTCTCCGTTGCTTACTCTATGAAAATGCGCACGTTGTCCTGCTAAATTTGTTGAATGAGGAACAACTATAAAATCGTTCTTTTCTCTAAAGTTATTAACTAATGTAGTATCAGCAAGTTCTGGCCCAGTTGATATTGTGGTAATGTTTGGACTGCCGCCAATAGATATTATACCATTGTCTGAAATAGATAATCCTATATGGTCTTCATTTCTAACCATGCCTTCTAAATCGCCAACAACATTGCCTTCAACATTGCCAGTGTGTGTGCCACTAGTGTCGCCTAAAACATCGCCAACAACATTGCCAAAGTGCTCACCGGTTGTGTTTCCAAAAACATCACCTTCGACATTACCAATTAAATTACCTGTAACATCACCAGTCAAGTCACCTGTTACATCGCCAAACACTTCTCCATAATGTTGACCAGAGACATCGCCTAACAGAGTACCGTATAATTGTCCGATAGTTGCTGTAGCCGAAGTCAAGTCAGCAACAGTGAGATCATTTTGTAAAACAATGTTTTGTACAGTAACAGTATCTATTGTTAGTGTACGATTAGTAGCATCCAATATAACATTTTCTTGATCGTCGATTACGTCACCTTGTAAATTACCTGTGACATCTCCAAATACTTCTCCAACTAAGTCGCCAGTTACATCTCCTATAAACACAGCATCAGCACCTGTGCTACCTGGATTTAAAACAACAGAGCCGTTACTAGCTGTAACATTCCCAGCCAATACTCCGTCAAGTTTTCCTAATAGTACGTTGTTTGCAGTATCGACTAATGTTGAATTGTCACTGCCTACTACAGGACCTCTAATTGAACTACTCCAGCTATCTACTAGAACAGAGCTATCGCTGCCTGTAATTGTTAATCTTACTGTGTCACCAGGTATTATACTCATGTTTGTCTCCTACACTTATTTATCAGAAGTTTTTGTAGATATTGTTCTTTCATAGCTCTGCGTTGGTTTATAGCATCTACTATAAATTTAGGGTCATTTGTTTGTGCTCTATATGTTTCTTCTTTGTTATACCCTAAATTTTTAATTCTATTATACTGTACAAATCCAGCAAGTGTAAATTTCTTGTGTGCATTTCGTGGATCATAATAGAATTGTTCTACAAGTTGGTCTGCTTCTTGTGCTGTCATATATGGAGATGTCCATTCAAACCAATTCATGTCGTTTTCGTTATGCTGGATGTCGTATTTTTGAGAGTCGTCTTCAATTTTACTAGTAGCGTTATATTGCCACCCGTCTACTGATTTTTTAAATCCATATTTAAACATATCATAATCGCTTATGTGTAATGGGTTTATCCCTCTATTAAATTGTTTAATATATAATCTATTATATGCAATAACATGTAACGGTACATCGGGCCTATGTAGCCACTCCATTGTATCTAAAACACTTTCTTTACTTTCTTTTGGTAATCCAATAATAAAATTGGCCCCTGTGTAAACATCGTCCTTCCATGCGTCTTTTAATTCATAGAGAAACTCTTTTAACATTTGAGGATCTGCACCCTTGCCTATAACTTTTCCAGCTTCCTGATTAAATGTTTCAATACCAAAGTTGGCAGTGACTAGTCCCATTTCGTGCAAAAGAGGAATCATTTCACGCTGGGCAGCAATAACATCTAAACGTAAGAATCCGCTAATATTAATTTTGAAAGGTAAACTGGTAATTACTTCGTGCAAATATTTTATTTTTGTTAAACTGTCGTTCATTGTATCGTCACTAACCATATAACCGGTCGTGCCGAAATGTTCATAGTTATACATAAGTTCGTCTCTTAATGTATCACCGTTTTTAGTATAATCTCCAAACTTCTTTCCATTTAGATTAAAAGCACAGAACGCACATTTAAAAATACATCCCCTAGCAGTTTCAATTGGTAATTCTTCATTTGGAAAAATATGATCTGATTCGTGCCATACAATTTTACTATCATTAAATCCTGCAAAGTCATACATCTTATCTGTAATTACGTTGCTGTTTTCCATTTCGATAACTTTAAGTTTGTCGCCAAATTTTAAGTGCTTTGATAATGCAACGGAAGATGCATCACCTTGTCCTAATATCCAATAGTCTACATTCTCAGTACTTTCTAATAATGCTTTATAGCCGCCAACAACAATTTTAGTTTTGGGATTTGTTTCTTTAATTTTTTTAAAAAACCCTTGCGTCTGTTCTTCTGTATGAGGCCAGAGCGTATGCCAAATTTCACCTAGTTGCGAAAGTGCGCCCATAGGAGGAGTAAGCCATACTTTTAGTTGTTCTTTGAAAGAAAGATGCTTACCGTACAACGTTGTTGCAAACCCTACCCAAAGAGTTTCGTCTGTAACACATGATTCTATTACCTGTTCGACTTCTTCAACTTCCATGTCACCATAAAATTCAACAACTTGAACAGTAAACCCGTTGTCTCTCAAGTCTGTTGCTAATCTATATGGTCCTGCGTATCTTCCAAATCCTAATGGTCCGTTACAATCATTAAATATGATTATTTCTGACATATAATTTCCTTAACTTTATCAAAAGTTGCTACTTGATCTTGTATTTCGGTCTTTGTTTCAAATAGTGTTTCGTACTCATGTAAGAGCGTATCTTTAGGAAACTTATAATCTATTTTATGCACGGCCATTGATTCATATATCCTTATGTAAAAAATATTTATCATTAAATAGTTGACAGGAACACGGATCTGTGTAATAATTAGTTTATGTATGATATATATTTTATTGGATCAAATGATCACCCTCAGTACCTAAAGTTAAAACAAAAATTTATAATTGCTAAAACGGCAGAATCCGTTGTTTCAGCAAAGGCACAATCGAATACAAAGATGTTATGGATTGTATATCCGGAAGTAGAACTCAATAATGATTGGGATTTTACATACACATCTAAGCCGGCTGATATAGAGTATACACACGTATTTTTAAATGGTAAAAATTACGACGGTGTTGCACTTATGCCAAAAGGAAGCCATCACGGGCCAGGAGAGCTTGCTGCTAGATTTTATATTAACAAAAAGTTTACAGATATTTCTGCAAGCACACCAATAAGTGAAACAAGTGATATAGTTTTCATCAGCTATCAAGAGCCAAACGCAGATGAAAATTATCAAAATTTGTTGGAAAGATTTCCACGAGCTAAACGGGTACATGGAGTAAAAGGAATACACCAGGCACACATTGAAGCTGCAAAACTTTGTACATCTGACAGAGTCTGGATAGTTGACGGTGATGCTGAAATAGTTGATAACTTTAATTTTGACTATGTACCTGAATGGTGGAATAGTAAAGCAGTACACGTTTGGCGCAGTATTAACCCGGTAAACGGTCTTGAATATGGATACGGCGGAGTAAAGTTGTTTCCAAGAGAAGAAACAATTAATATGGACACAAGTAAGCCTGATATGACCACAAGTATCAGTAACAAATTTGTAGCAATGATGCAAGTAAGCAACATTACTGGATTTAACACTGATCCTTTTAATACATGGAAAAGTGCATTTAGAGAATGTGCAAAGCTAAGTAGTCGTGTAATAGACAGACAAAAAGATAACGAAACACAACAACGTCTTGTTACTTGGTGTACAAAAGGTACAGGAGACTTTGCTGATTATGCATTCCAAGGTGCAAAGTCAGGAGCAGTATTTGGTGCTCGTAGTAAACACAACAGTGAAGAATTAAAAAAGATTAATGACTTTGATTGGTTAGAGGAGAGATTTGGTAATGAATGTAAATAATGAAATTGCAGTAGATAATATAAGTTGGTTGCATGGCCTACAAGAATATTTTGATTTTGTCAACGATAAAGAATCAAAAATGCTTGTTGATTTTTTCTTATCAATGATGTATTCAAAGGACAATATGATAAATTTGTCATTGGATCTTAACATTGCAGAATTTTTGCATTTTTTAAAGAAACAAACAACTAACGATATTTTTGATATATTTGACAAGTATTATAGAAATAATTATAATCCTATTTTCCTACAAGATGCATTTAGTAGAGGGCAAGTAAATAGTAAAATATGGGCAATGGAAGAACTTGCAAAAATACAAAAAGAATTTGATACTGTGTATGTACTCGGAGGATGGTACGGACAGATACGTTTGTTCCTTGAGCAAGTTATAGAATATAATAAAATGAGAGTGTTTGATGTTGATTCTGAAGCATGTTACATTAGTGATAAGATTTTTAATGCACAGCGTATTGAAGGTTATAAAGTAAAATCTGTTGAAATGAAACTACCAATGGCAAGTAGCAGCGATTTAGATAAAAACATGGAATGGATCAGCAGAACAGGGTGTACTTATAATGTTAAAAATTATACAACTGACAAAGAAATATTTGAAAAAACACAACCAAGTTTAGTGTTTAATACAAGTGCCGAACACATGCCTAGTACGTGGTATCAAAAATTTGTGCATAGACCAATGGAAAGCGATCCATTGTTTGTTATTCAAAGTAATAACTTGTTTGATGTTGAAGAACATGTAAATTGCGTACATAGTATAGATCATATGTGTAAAAAGTTTCCAATGGAGCGACTTGAATACGCTGGTGAACAAGAATTATATGGATATAAAAGATTTATGGTTATAGGACGTCCATGATAGATTTAGAAATATTAAGTTTAAGACAGTTACAAAAAGAAAGTGCAAGAGCTCTGAGTACAATGCAGGCTACAAATAATAATATTTGGCAATTTAATAAACAAGCACACCATAATAGTCAACAATGGTATAAAGCTGTAATCAAATGGTATATTGAGGAATACGGTGATTTGCCAAGTCAAACTGGCCCAGGCAAAAAGGTAAAGTTGGTGATAGAATGAAATTTACACAACCTTTAAAAATTTATCTATTCAAAGATCAAAATCGAGTAGATGTTAGTGTAAAGATAAATGAAACTTTAGTAAATGGTTATAGATTTACAATATCTGACTTTGAAAAAATAATTGATAATTGGCAAACTGGCATAGAGTTTGAATTTGAAGGCGGTTATGCAGTTATTGAATATAAAAAACACGGACCTAGACCTGAGCGTAAGTTAGATCCGTATGTGCGTTTTAGTATAAGTATAGGATACGGTACATTTCATCATAGATTTACCTATAATGATATGTTACAATTAGAAAAAGAATACTTCTATCAAAAGAATAATAAAATGTATTGGGACTAGGAATGTATAGTTATAGTGATGTTAGAACAGTTCATTTAGAGATTACACAAAAATGTCAAGCAGCATGTCCTATGTGTGATAGAAACATGAATGGCGGAGCAGACAATCCTCATATTACAAATGCAGAATTAAGTTTAGAAGATTGCAAACGTATCTTTAAACCCGAATTTATTGCACAGTTAAAAACAATGTTCATGTGCGGTAACTTAGGCGATCCTATTGTTGCTAAAGACACATTAGAAGTTTTTCGTTACTTTAGAGAACACAATCCTAATATGTGGCTCTCAATGAATACAAACGCAGGAGCAAAAGATGAAGCGTGGTGGAGTGAACTTGCCCAAGTCTTTGGTAGAATGGGTGCTGTTATTTTTAGCGTGGATGGTCTTAGTGACACTAATCATTTATACAGGCAGAATGTTGTCTGGGATAATGTAGAACGTAATATGCGAGCATTTATAAATGCCGGCGGCAGAGCTCGTTGGGATTATATTATATTCCAGCATAACGAACATCAAGTAGACGAAGCAGAAGCACTTGCTAACAAATGGGGCTGCGAAAAATTTATTAAGAAAAAAACCGGAAGATTCTTTAGTACTGCAAAACTCACAGGTAAAGAAACACACCAAGCAAAAAATCGCAAAGGCGAAGATACGCAAAACTTAGCAAAGCCTAAAAAAATAGAAAATGTAAATCTTGCATTATTAAAAGAAAAGCAATTAACAAAAGAATACGGCAGCATGGCCGATTACTATGATACTTGTAAAATTAAATGTAAAGTTGCAGCAGAAGGTAATATCTTTATTACTGCTGAAGGACTAATGATGCCGTGTTGTTGGACAGCCGGCCGTATGTATAAATGGTGGCATCCTGATCCAAGAGTAGAACAGGTTTGGGATTTTATTGATCGTGCTGGAGGTAAAGAAGGCATCGACGTTATTGACAACGATTTACAAGATGTAATGAATGGAACACTATTGTCTGATATACAAAACAGCTGGAATTTATCTAGTGTAAAAGATGGTAAACTAGGTGTGTGTGCGCAGAAATGTGGCACTGAATTTGATCCGTTTGCGGAGCAATTTAAATAGTGTTTGGACAGGCTGAGGTTTTACAAATAGAATTAAGTAGTATGTGTAATGCACTATGTCTAGGATGTCATAGAACAGAAGTTTATAATTTCAACGAATCAAAAAAAACAATACCAAAAAAACAAATAGTAGAAATTGATACTTTTAAAAAATTATTAGAATCAGATACAATGAGTACATTAACTGAACTTGAATTTTGTGGAACAATAGACGATCCTTTAATGCACCCGCAATTTTTAGATTTTTTGAATGTTGCTAGTAATCATAATCCTAAACTTATAACAAGTGTACATACAAATGGTAGTTTACGTTCGCCTGAATATTTTAAAAAAGTTGGCAATGCATTAAAGAAATTTAAATATCATAGTTTGCATTTTAGTATTGATGGATTGGAAGACACTAATCATATATACAGACAGAATACTGATTACAATAAAATTATAGAAAATGCTAAAGCAGCAATAGAAACAGGTGCTCATGTAAGATGGCAATTTTTAATATTTCCGTGGAATAGCCATCAACAAGACGAAGCCGAAGAACTTGCAAAAAGTATGGGATTCAGTAAGTTTGAAAAACGTTATGATTTATCTCACATAACCGAGACTGAAACTGTAGAAACTATCAATTCGAAGAAAAAATTAAATTTACCTTATCACAATAAACAATGGCCTAAAGATTATAGTGAGAAAGAAACACGTACAGTAAATTGTCGTAGCTTAGAACGCAAAATGTATTTCATGGGATATGATAGTAAAATTTGGCCTTGTTGTTTTTTACATAATGGTTATTTTATGCGTCATAACATGTTTGATCATCTGACAGCTAGAATTAACAAAAACTACGGCGACACATTCAACAGTTTATTACATAATAACATGGACGAAATTGTACAACATGAATTCTTTCAAAATGATTTAGTTGCAAGTTTTGATAACAAAGTTGGCGAAGGTAAGTGTGATAAAATCAAAAGGTGTGCAGATGTATGTACAAAGAAAAGGGTAATAAAAGTATGAGGAAATTTTTTGTAGCATGGATTAATAATCATCTACTAATAGATGACGATATTGTAAAAGGTGTTAGCGAAAATCTTACAGACTTTTGGTGGATAGAATTAGGCGCACAATTAGGGTTAACTAATATAAAACAATTTTCTTCTCATCAAAGTGCAATAGATTATGCAAAAAATAACAATGTAGAACATCTTGTTTGTATTGCAAAAGGCAATGATTTAGAAGTTGACGGTAGATTCTTAGAAACATTAGATAGTTTTCTAGTCGAAGATGATATATTAGTTGGACATGTTTTAGATAGACAACAGCGTTATATAGAACTACATGATCAAATATTTTATCTCAATATAAAAAAGTTAAGCAAAATTAGTGATTGTAATTTTAGTTCACACTCAGAGACAGTAACACTCACAAAACCAACACGCAGTGATGAAAATCATCACGATGAGTACACACCTTATTGGATAGCTCCTAGTGTATTTAAAGACGAGTATACAAATGTAAAGCCTGGCTATAAGATTATAAATGATATTTTATCTAACGGATATACAATAAGAAGTTTTGACAACTACGTGCGTAAGAGCAAATTTTATTTGTATCCTGATACTGATGATGCAAGCGACAAATTAGCTCAACTTATCGACAAACAACATATAAGTAAATTTTACGTTTATAACACTGATTCAAATAACACTAATCCAAAATTTGTAAAAAAATGCACAAATGAGCAGCCGTTAACACGCATGGTAACAGTAGCAGCAGGACTTAATCATTTAAAAACTATTCACGAAATAGGATATGCTGATAATTTTGAACTTATGTTTGCAGATTATGATAGATTTAGTTTATATGTTATGAAAAAACTGTACGAGACATGGGACGGTAAAGATTATGAAAAGTTTATTCGTAGTATAGATACAAGAATTTATAATGGAAATTTTGTTGCAGAAAACTTTGGAGACTTTGAAAAAGACTTTATTCAGCATTGGGGTAGCCTTGAACAATGGTGCAGTTGGTGGAACGAATTCAGAAGTAAAATAAAAGTAAAATTTGAAAGAGTAAATTATTTACTAGTAAGACAACAAACAGATCAAGCAGATAAAATACATGATTTTTTAGATGTAGATGGAAACAAAATATTGTGGCTAAGTAATGTATATCACTACAAACCTACTTCGATGTTTCACGGACTAATCGACAGAGTCAGAGCGCAAGACTACTTAATAAGTAGAATACCAGCAACTGTACATATATTTGGAGATTTTGCAATGCCTTATGGAAATCCAGGTTTGACAAAAGACAAATATATTAAAGTTGAAAAAATAGCACAGAATTTTTTGAATCAAACAAAAAATAATTAAGTGCGTAGTTAATGGAATAAATACGTTATGAGTAAAGTATCAGAAACATTTTGTATCTTACCGTGGGTACATCTAAGCACAAGACCAGACGGCAGTATGCGAGTTTGCTGTACTGCAAATGCCAGCAGTGTAGGCGCAACCAACGACAAAGAACATGGCGGACAAGTTGGTATTCTTAAAACAGATGATGGCAAGCCAAACAACTTAAATGTAACAGATTTTCAAACTGCTTGGAATAGTCAGTACATGAAAAATGTTCGTAAGCAAATGATGAATGGCGAAAAGCCTCCTAGTTGTTTAAAGTGTTATAGAGAAGAAGAAGCAGGACATAATAGTAAACGTATGTGGGAAACTGCATATTGGAGTCAACGCACTAATGTAGATGACTTGATAGCAAACACAACCGAAGACGGCGAAGTGCCTCCACAACTAGCATATATTGATTTGCGTTTTGGAACAAAATGTCAGTTGGCATGTGTAATGTGTTCACCACACGATAGTAGTGGTTGGATAAAAGACTACAAAAAGATTTTTCCTGCTGTTGAAAATGAATCTCTAAAAGAAACAATGCAATGGCAAGACAAAGGTAGCACCAACGGCAGTAGTTATAACTGGCACAAACAAAATGATGTGTTTTGGGATCAGTTTTACGAGCAAATGCCAAGTATGCAACAGATATATTTTGCAGGTGGCGAAAGTCTTATTATCGAGGAACACTATGAAATACTTGAACATGCAATTAAAATGGGTTATGCAAAAGACCTTGAACTACGTTACAACTCAAACGGAGTTGAATGGAGAGATGATTTATTTGATCTATGGAAAGAATTCAAGCTGGTGCGTTTTCACTACTCGGTAGATAGCATACACGAAATGAATGATTATATACGTTATCCAAGCAAATGGAAACGTCAGGAAGAAGTGTTTCGTATTTTAGATACACAGACTAGTAATAACGTAGAAGTTACAGTTGCATGTGCAGTGCAAGCATTAAACATTTACTATTTGCCAGACTTTATCAAATGGAAGTTAGAGCAAAAGTTTAATAAAATAAACATGTGGCCGTTTGGTGCAGGTGGTATAAACTACCACTTTGTTTACCATCCTCCGCACTTGAATGTTAAAGTACTGCCAGAATGGTTTAAAGCAGAAGTACGTAAAAAGTATGAAGAGTTCTATCCATGGTGGGAAGAAAACTGGGAACTAGGTGTTCCTAGTTGGCACAAAGGCAAAGTCACAAAGAGTATGTGGGAAGCTGCTCCGTATGGTAAGAAAAGACTAGAAGGTATGCTTAGTTTTATGGAAAGTGAAGACTGGAGTAGACGCTTGCCTGAAATGAAAGAATTTATAGAATTGTGTGACAAACAGCGTGGATTACATTGGCAAGATGTATTTCCGCAAATGAAGGATATATTCAAAGATGTCTGATACATTTTGTCCTATTCCTTGGATATTTCAAGCAGTAAGAGCAAACGGCGACATACGTGTATGCTGTCAAGCCAATGTGACAAAAAACAAAGGTGTAATACGAAAAGAAGATGGCACTGCATATAACGCTGGTGTTGACGTTTTAGAAGATGCTCGAAATGCCGACTTCATGAAAACTATACGTTCTAATATGCTTACTGGCAAGTGGAGCGAAGAGTGTGGACGTTGCCGTAGTGAAGAAGAAACAGGACTCAATAGCAGACGACAATACGAACAACAAAATTGGCCAAAGTTCACTAAAGAAAAAGCAATGCAGCAAACTGAATTTGACGGTAGTATTGATATAGACGAAACACCTGTTGAATATTATGATTTACGCTTTGGTAATTTTTGTAACTTAAAGTGTAGGATGTGTGGACCTACTGATAGCGATGCATGGTACGATGATTGGATAAAACTTACAGGTAAAAATACTTTTAAAGATACTAGTGGCGAAATTGAAATTAAACAAATTGGTAATAAATTGTGTGCTACTGAATTTGATTGGCCTAATTACGAACCATTTTGGGAACAACTTGAAGCAAATGCACAAAATATTAAGCATGTGTACTTTGCTGGTGGCGAACCGTTGTTAATTGAAAGACATTACGATTTTTTAGAACGCTGTATTGAAAACGGAAGTGCAAAACAAATGATTGTAGAATATAATACAAACATGAGCACACTGCCTCCTAGAGTTGTTAAACTATGGGAAAGTTTCAAACAAGTTCGTGTAGGTGCAAGTGTTGATGGCATGGGTGCAGTTCTTGAATATCAACGCCATCCTGCAAAATGGAACAAAGTTTTAAAAAATTTACAAATACTAGATAATACTCCGCCTAATATAATGGGTTGGTTAGCATTTACAGTTACAGCATACAACGTACATCATATGATTGATTTTATGAAATGGAAATTAACAGAAAGTAATTTTAAAAAAATTAATAGTACCAAAAAACGTCCTATAATTACCAATCATGTAGCGCACCATCCTAAGCACCTTAACATAAGAGTGTTACCAGATGAAATGAAACAACGTATAGTTGATGAGTTTAATTTGTTTATCGAATGGTGCCAAGAAGCAGATCTATCAGAAAATACTTTTAATAAAGCATTAGATATAAAAAATAGTATTGTCAAGTATATGACTAGTGATAGTTATTATGATACACACTGGAACGAGTTTTTAAAATACACACAAGACTTAGATAAGATACGCAATGAAAACTTGTTAGATGCAGCACCAATTTTTTCGGAGTACATATGATAATTACAGGAAATATAAACGAAGGCGTAGCAGGAGCTTTATATAAAATATATCCATATGCTCAATATTGTAGTAAAAGTACGGGCTTTGATTTAAGTTTAAGAACAGACCAAGTAAAACTAGCTGAAATGGTTCTTGATCATGATGTTTTTATTAACTGTGCAGCTCTTTATAAATTTCATCAAACAAACTTACTAGATGAAGTTTATAAAGTGTGCGTAGAGCATAAACATCGTCCGCATATTATTAATATTGGTAGTACAACTGACAGAGTAAAAAACGGTAAAGCATGGCGATACAATGCTGAAAAAAAGGCATTGAGAGATTATAGTAACACACTAGGTATAAGCGGTGTATGGGGAGTAAGTCCAAAAATTACTTATATTAGTTTTGGTACGCTAAGTAATAATACAATGAAACACCCCCGGCGTCAATGTATGGATATTGACACAGCAGCAGAATATATTAAGTGGGTTATAGAACAACCTAAGGGTTTAGCAATTAACGAAATAAGTATAGACCCTATGCAAGACAAGTATTGGAATGAAGAATGAGTATAGCAAAACTAGACACCGACCCTAATGAAAAAATAGATTTTGAAGTTCCTGAAGAATATCATGCAGCATGGAAAGAAACATGGGCTGATAGTTTTCAAATTCAAGACGTCATGGACGAAGACGAGCTAGAATGGCTAAAAGAACACATGTTAAAACGCTATAATAAAATGCGTGTAAAAGAAACTGGAACACTTCATTTCTTTAGTGATAATGCTGCTATCGAAGATAAGTTTTTTGATAAATGGAAAAAGTATATACCAGAGCTAGAGCAAACAGGCATGTGGGAAGGCAATTTTGTCATGACTGCAAGTCCTTACAATTTACATATTGACACAGGACGTCCAGAATATTTAATGGATCGCGGACTAGTACCAGGTAGACAAATTATTATACCTTTGTGGGTAGGACATACCAACAAAACATACAAGGGTACTGACAAGTATCCTCCCGGCGGCACATGTTTATTTGATAATAGATTTATAAAATATGGTACTAATTTTGCAAAAAGTGATAGTAAATATGATACTGATGTGTTTTATACAGTTCGAAATTATGATAACTTAACATGCTACAATAAAGACGGTAGTATAAAAGAAGTTGATTGGAATAAATCGTTTGATCCAGAAGTAAGAGAAAAATACCTAAGTCATTTTCCAGCTCGCTGGTTAGATGGATTTGATTTTGAAGCAATGTACAATTGGGATAGAGGAAGTTTAATTGCCTTTGATCGATGTCAAGCTCATAGTGGCATGGACTTTCCTAAGTACAAAGTAACAATGAAAGCAGGACTTAGCCTAATGACAACAAGGAAACTTTAATGGTTCCTGATTTAAAACGTGTACATATAGAAGCCAGCGGTAGATGTAATAGTAAATGTCCTATGTGCAGTAGATTTACCACTGATGGATATTTACAACCAGGACTTAATACAATGGACTTAGAAGACGAAATGTTTTATAAGTTTTTTACCGAAGAACGAACTGGTAATTTAGATCATGTATACTTTAGTGGCGTATACGGAGATCCTTGTCTAAATAAAAGTTTAGTAGATTATGTCAAGTGGTTTAAAAAACATAAAGTTGATGTTGCAATAGATACCAACGCTGGATATCGTAGTGCAAAATGGTGGGCAGAATTAGGTGCAATGAATACAAGAGTACATTTTGCACTTGATGGGTTAGAAGATACAAATCATTTATATAGACGTGGCGTTGTTTGGGATAAGGTATGGCGTAATGTAAATGCTTTCCAAGAAGCAGGCGGCAACGGTGCGTGGACGTTTATTGTTTTTAAACACAACGAACATCAAGTTGAAGAAGCAAAAGAACTTGCTGCTAGTTTAGGTATGGACTTTAGACTCAAAGTAACACAAAAGTTTAGAGGACATAAAAACTGGGCAGTTATGGAAGACGGTGATCGCTTGTATGATTTAGAGCCTCCTGAAACACCTGAATATAGACATCCAAATGTTGGTGAGCAAAACCATTTTCCTGGTCCTGCACAATTTAAATTTAAATTAGATAAACCTACTCCGTTTGATAATGTAGAAATTGATTGTCAAATACAAAATTGGAAAGAGTTATTTTTAGCACATACAGGTCATTTAATGCCTTGTTGTTTTTTAGGAACATTGCACCACGATAGTCCAGGAGCATATCAATTTAATCAAGAATTTGATATGAGTAAAGTTGATTTGCATAAAGTTACACCTGAAGAAGCAATTGAAAATTTATATGATATTGAGAGACGATTTAAATTAAAAAGTATAGCAGAAGGCAAACTGTTAACATGTGCAAGAACATGTGGCAAGAACACTCAAAACAAAACGGTATATGTAAATGACAGTAGTAAAAAATAGTTTTTGTATATATCCTTGGATTCATATGCAATTGAAACCAAACGGACAAGCCAAACCTTGTTGTCGGTTTGATCATATGAACGCTGCCTACAGGAATGACAAAGGCGAGCCTGTTATGACGCAATATAATGTAAAAGAAAAGTCATTTAAAGAAATAATGGAAAGTGACTTCTGGAGTGAATTACGTCAAGACATGCTAGATGGTAAAAAAATACCAGGGTGTCATAAGTGCGATAAAGAAGACTCCGGCGATAAATTTAGTATGCGCTTCAATGCTAATAATGCATGGAACGAACAAAACGAATTTAGGCCAATACCTGTAAACGAAGAACTTAGTTTTAAATATTTAGAACTAACTACAGGTCGATATTGCAATCTTGCATGTCGTATGTGTAGTAGTGATTTAAGTACAACGTGGGATGCTGATGATAAAGAACTTAGCAAACACTATGATGATAGATATGATTTTAGTAAACGTCCTCAAATTATAAATTTAGATTTTACAGCTGATGATTTTAAAGAAACACAATTAATAAAAATGACAGGCGGGGAGCCTATGATTGTTCCTACGTTTATACCTTTTATTGATAAAGTTATTGAAAGCGGACACACTGATAATATTATGCTACAAATTTATACTAATTGTAGTTGGGTACCTAAAGCTAAAATTATTGATAGACTAAAACAGTTTGGACTAGTGCAGATATATTTAAGTGTAGACGGGTTAGAAGATGTAAACGATTATATAAGATATCCTAGCAAATGGAGCGATGTCGAAGAAAGTGCAAAAAAATGGTTAAGTTTAGCCAAAGAACATGAAAATTTTGATATTGTCTTTTCACCTACTATTAGTTTGTATAATATTTTACAACTTCCTGATATGTGGCATTGGTGGGAAAATTTACAAACAGAAATTTATGGACCTAAATTTATTGTAAACAATGATTTGTATTCAAAGTATACTCGAAAAAATAAACAAGGTACTGATGTAAGTTACATATACGAGATAGCAAGATTTAGTCCTACAATGTTACAAACTCCTGCATATTTAACTAGCACAATGTTGCCAGATAAACAAGGCGTAATTACCAAACTTGAAAACATAATTAAAAAACAATCAAAACAAGTTGATAATTTAGATGAATATGAAATCTTTGTACGATTTAGATATATGATAAAACATATTATAAGCAGTCTTAACAAACCAACTAATAATAGTTTACAAGACTTTGTTGAATTTAGTGCAGACCTTGATAAACTACGTAAACAAAAATTACAAGATGCATTGCCCGAATTGTGGAAGCAGATTGAATCGTATGTAGATTACAAAGGAAAAATGTAATGACTTTCTGTCCTATGCCTTTTACACATCTCAATATAAAACAAGAAGGCAAAGTAAGTGCCTGTTGGAGATTTCCAGATAAACTTGGTGACTACAGAACACAAAAATTACAAGAAGTATGGAATGATGATGCTATAAAGCAGGTTCGTAAAGATTTACTTAATGGTGTTCAAAATACTGGATGTCGTAGTTGTTGGGATATGGAAAAAAGCGGTAGTATAAGCACTCGTCAACAATGCACACAAACCTTTCCTTATGTTGATGAAAAGTTTGTAAAAGAAAATATTAGCGAAGATTATAGTTTTCCTGAGAAGTATATACGAAGTGTAGAAATAAGATTTGATAATATTTGTAATCTTATGTGTAGGCATTGTAGTCCAGATTTTAGTAGCGTATGGGAACAGGCAGTAAAACGTGATTCTGCTCTACTAGATAAAATGGTAGAGTACGGTACATATAGAAAAGATGTAAAACACGTTAGTCTAACACAGGAAATGGTTGACGAAATAGCAAACGAGCTTGCACCAAATCTAGAAGAAATAATGATTGCAGGCGGTGAACCTTTGTATCATAGTAAGCATTACAAATTCTTAGAAGACATGCAACCTTATGCAAAAAATATTAGACTAAGCTACAACACAAATCTCAACATATTAGAATACAAAGGCAAGAGTGTGTTAGATTTATGGAAGAATTTTAAAAAAATATGGCTACGAGTAAGTATAGACGGCGATCCTAGTTGTTACGAATACGTAAGAGCAGCAGGAAATTTAGATAAAGTTGAAGAAAATATTAAATTATTAAATAATACACTGACAAATACTGATATCAGTGCTACGTGTACAGTAAATTTATACAACATAACAAGATTTACTAATATTGTTAAGTATTTCTGTAGTTTAGATGTATATTTTCATTCAAGTCTAGTACAATATCCAGAAGCTTTAAACATAAAATTATTACCTGCTGAATTAAAACACCAAATTACGGAAGAATTTTGGGCATGGTACAATAATGAAGCAAAAGAATATATACAAGACGTTAGTGTTAAGGTTGATGTACAAAAACAACTTGACAGAATCAAAAAGTTTGCAACTAATACATTAAATTATATGAATAGTGAAGATAGAAATGATAAATGGCAGCAGTTTTTAGATTATAGTGCCGCATTAGATAACTATCACGGCACTAACTTGTTTGATAATTATTCTGAGTATCGTTCGAAAGAAAATTTTTCGTAGTCGTTGTCTAAATCTTCGATAATTTCATCATACTTTTTAAACTTCTGTAAATCAGACGCTGGAACTTTTATATCTACATAAACATTTTGATTTACTTTGGCAACACGTTTAAGGTGTGTTCTTGTTAGACTATTAATTTGTTGCAATCCAAACTGTAAAGCATTACTTCTAAATCCAGGTATGTCGCCTATAGCATGATATATACCAGTAATATTAAAATTTTCTAAACAATTAATAATTTCAGTGTCGTCAAACAACATGTTACTTAATGCATATGCATGATGTTTTGTTTGATATATTTTCCATGCTGCTTCAATCTTTTCTGCACTACCTAGCTCTTCAATTAAAACATTCCATTGTTTATCAATTATGTTTTGACTACCGTTACTCCAAAAACTAAAATCTCCGTCGCCATCGTCGTGACATAATTCTAATGTTTTTATAAGTCCTTTTTTTGTACCATTCCAGTTTTCGGTAATAAGTTTTTTCCATTGTAAGTTTCGATCAAATATGTCAAAGTGTAAATAATTGTCAACAGCATTTAAATACTTACTTCCTAGTATGAATGCTTTAAACATGCTACAAGGGCCTATAACAGTGTTTATAGCGCCCTGTACGGTGCCTAGACGTTCTTTGTCTGTACATATAGCTTCAGTGTTATACAAGAAGAATACGCCCTTATCGTGCGTGTTAGCATGTCTTGGATTTCGTGTAGTTATTAGCTTTGTAAGCAAATCAGTAATATTGGTTTGTATAATAGGTAGCTGGGTGAAATGTAAAAGTTCTTCGTTCCATGCTCTAGGATTTTCTATTGCCTTGCTATCTAGTAATTTTTCTACTATACGCTTATTAATTGTTTTAGATTTTTTACTAAAGTCGGCATACGCAGGACATCCTTGCTTTTTCCACTCTTTTAAATTTACCATTTGTATTGTGTTTTTATTATTGTCACTTAGAACAGACCACTCGTCTTGTGCAAATGTTCTGTGACTTTCAATATTGTCTATACAAAGATCATGCACATGCCAAAAGTCTGAACTATACATACCAAACCATGTTAATATTAAATATTCGGTATCTTTATCTTTTATAATAGCAAGTATTTCGTCAACCGTTTCAGCAAAAACAAATGGATGTTCGCTAGTGCTTTGCTTTACATAATGTCCACGTTGATAGTATAGCATCCAACTTTGATATAAATCACGGTCTAGTGTTTCTTTTATATGTTTAGGTACAACAACGGCATGTTGTATATTATACATAAATTTTTCTCCAATGATGATAACTTTCTTCTATACGATTGTTCCATCCATCGCCTAGTCGGCCGTGTGCAATAATATGATATCTATCTTCGTTGCTCCAATTATATACACAATGCAAGTTGTATAAATTTAGTTTTATAATTCGTCCTTGTTCCCAAGGCAAGTAACCAATGTTGTCCATATAAAAATGGCAGTCTTCTGGATTATTTAATGCTATGTTAGTCGGACCAATATGATTTTCGTCTAATGTAATACTATCTCTGTGTGGAATGATCCAACCACCAGGGGATAGTTTCATAATTCTTATTCTGTCATACTGCTTATAATCAAATCTATTTTCAAAAAAATCTCTAATTGTAGGACACCAATCAGCAACGTCGGTCCATCTATAAGGCGCATCTTTTCTATCTTCGAATCCATATGTATGATGCGATTCGGTATGTACGCTGCTAAGTCCGTGTATACATAAACTACTCCATCCACTATGACTTTCGTGGTGTCTATGCGGTACATAATGCTTTTCTAAGTTTTTTGCCTCAGATAGCATCTTCTCCCAATCTGCATCTTCAAAGCCTACAATTGGCAAATAATCTAATTTATTGCTCATGTGTATATCACGTGAGTTTGTTAAGTCTTGTGGATAAGACGGTTTTGCTGGATACTTATTTCTGTCTGCAAAAATTTCAGGAGGCTCGTTGCTTACTCCCCATTCTGTTACTGTGTACATGCTAGATCCTTTTCTTCATTATATGCGTATATTTAGTGCTAAATACTTTGGAGATATAATAATATGAGCTTAATAGGATATCATTTTTTACACAAAGAAATTGATTCTCTCAGTGAGGATAGTATGAACTTTGTAAGACATAATTTTTTTAGACAACGTACTAACGATCATTACAGATGTAAACGAGATATAAAATATATTTTGTGGGGTATATCACGCTGCTTATTACATCAAGATGCAAATAGAATTACTGAAATATCTCATAAGTTTGTACAAAATGGTAAGTTGGTATTAAAAGATATAAGAATAGAGTTGGCTACTTACGCATATATAGAAAGCAGATTACATCAACTTTTCAAAGATTTAGATAATGATTTGTATATTGCAATAGAAGCAATGGCACTCTTAAAAGAAAATTTTACAAAATTAGAAGAAGCAAATTATACTAGAAATTTTAGTGATTTAATCAAAGAACGAAAAACTACTTTTGGATGGAAAAACGAGCTAGTACCAGCAAGTACAGTTGAAGATATATTATTAGATTTGCATGTATATGCTCCTAGCAAACAATCTAGAACACCGTATTATTTAGATGTTATGGATTGGGGAAATGAAAAACTTAGACATAATATATTTGAGTGGTGTTGGAGAGACCCTGATCATAGTGCAGAAGAAGACTGGGGAAACCCACAAGTGCTTGCACCGTATCTTTTTGCATTTACTCCAAGGGGCGATGTTGATTACGAATCTTTTCTTGAAATAGGAATAGCAAGTAGTTTTATTATTTGGAATGCACAAAGTAGAGGATTAAGTACTGGTTATTGTGCGTGTATACAAGATCCTAGTGCGGTCTCTGATGCATTAGGAAGACCGGGTAAGAAAGTTACAGTGTTATTAGGATTAGGATACAAAGATAATAAAGCTACAAGTTTTATTGATCCACGTACAAATAAACCGCAAGATTTTCCAAAAGACAATAGTTATCATAAAAGCAATCAGCAAAACATAGGTACATATATACATTGGCATTAAATAAAACATTATGTAGTGCAGCATGGTATGATTTAAATATTGACTTTGGTGCTAAAACACTTAGTCATTGTTGCAAAAGCAAACGTGAACCTTTTCCTGAGATAGTCACAGAAGACTTTTTTAACAATAGTACGCATATACAAAATTTAAGAAAAGATTTAGTAAGTGGTGTTGAAAATTCTGCATGTAATTTTTGTTGGAATAGCTACAAAGAAACAAATACCGCATATAGAGATTTTAAAAATAAGTGGACAGACGCAACGCAGGTAAATCGCAATATTGATAATATCGAAATCACCTTAGATAACATATGTGATATGGCATGTGTGTATTGTGATGCTACTAGTAGTAGTCGTATTGCACAAGAATTAGGACATAAAAAAGTTATGAATGTACCTGATCCTGAGCATATGGAAACTTTTATAGATTGGTTTGAAAAAGTTGCAATCAAGCAACCATTTATACCTCTTAGTTTTTTAGGAGGCGAAATAAGTTATAGTAAAAATTTCTATAAGTTTATGGAACTAATTTTAGAAAAGACTTCTATTTACAACAAGAATATTAATTTTAGTGTGTTAACAAACGGTAATGCAACTGCTAAAAATCAAAAAAAGTTGTTAGACTTGTTTGATAGATTACCTTCTAAATGGGGAATAAGTTTAGGAATAAGCAACGAAGCAACAGGAGAAGTTGCTGAAGCAGTAAGATACGGACTAGACTGGAATCGTTTTCAAAGTAATTTTAAAGATTATATAAATCATCCTCGAATTGTAAATGTTACATTAGCACCTACGCCAAATATTTTTACTCTTAAACATATGAATACATATTTTTTATGGGTTATAGAACAACTGCGTAAAACAGATACTAAATTAGCTATATTTGGTAATTGGGTCAACTGGCCTAATGAGTTAGATCCAGCTAGATTAGATTCTTCATATAAAGCACATGTAAAAGAAACATTAAAAATTATAAAAGATAATAAAGATTTATTTTTAGACGATGGACAATATAGTCATACATATAAATGGTTGGAACAATTACATAATAGAATTGGTACACAAGAACAAAATGATATACATTTAGATAATTGGATATCTAATATTGCTGCACAAAAGAAAGACAGTAATTTATTAAAATTAAGAGAATATATATGAGCAAAAAAGAATGGAAAAATCCAGATTGGTTCCCTGCAAAAGGAGATAGGGCTTGTTTATTAAAATGGAGCCAAGTAACTTTAAGTTTGTGGGATAATACGAGTAGTAGTTGCCACAGGAATGGTATGGCACAGATCGGTAAAGATTTTGATTTTCATAATGAACCAAAATGGTTAGAGCATAGAGAAAAAATGCTCAAAGGCGATTGGCCTGCTGATGGATGGGGCTGTGAACATTGTAAAGATCAAGAAGAGATTGGCGGTACTAGTGATCGTATGCAATGGTTAAGTAATGATAATAACAAACGTTATGTACCCAAAGAGTTATATGATAACCCTACTGCTACACGTATCAAGCCTACACAAGTTAGTATGCATTTTAATAATAAGTGCAATTTAAAATGCGTTTATTGTGGCCCGCAATATAGTAGTGCATGGGTCAATGAAATGAAAGAGTATGAGCCAAAGCACGAGTTTATTAGAGATGTAAGTGAAAAAGAAAAATCATACAACGAGCGTCTTGAAAAGTTTTACAAATGGATGGAGAAAAATTACAGTAGTTTAAAAGCATTTGACTTACTAGGTGGTGAACCGTTTATTCAAAAAGAAACTTGGGATTGTGTAGATTGGATGATTGAACATCCAAATCCTGAATGCGATATTGAAATATACAGTAACATGGAAGTAAAACCCAAACTATTTAAAAGAGGTTGCGAGAAATTAAAAGAACTTAGTAAAACAGTTAAAGAAGTTGTATTTGTAATTAGTGTAGACACATTTGGACCAGAAAGTGAATATATTAGATTTCCTCATAATTGGGAAGTAATGGAGGAAAACATAAATTATTTAATTTATGAATGTCCAGAAATTATTCCTACTATGAATTGGACTGTAACTAATTTAAGTTTAAAAACTACACCAGCACTTGTACGTAAAGTAATTGAATGGAATAAGCATCGATATGTAAGTGTTAACTATAACAGATGTCATGATCCAAAGTTTTTTGATCCTAAAATTATGCCAGAAGGATTCTACGACGATACAATACAAGAGTTACAAGAATTGAATCAAATAATGTATCAGGGTAACAATAGTTCTTATATGGATTATGTGAATACTATTTTTAAAGAAATAAACGAAACGCCTGCAGATTATGAAGCAATTAAGATGCTAAAATGGAGACTGACTGAATTAGATAAACGCAGAGGTACTGATTGGAAAGTAACATTTCCGTGGTTAACAACTGTTGGACATAATAGATAACAAATAAGTATTGACAAGACACATAAAAGGTTGTATAATTAAAATATGAAAGATGATTTAAAATGGTCAAATTATGACTTTACACAAATACCCTTTGACGACATTATTAGTGTTGGTCAGCGTACCCTGCTGTATCGTGACATATTTACTGTTAGTTGGCTACTTGGAAGATTCTGTAATTACAAATGCTCCTACTGTTGGCCTTATGCCCGCAGTGACCGTAAAGACCACCGTCCTACAGAACTATGCTTACGGACCATAGATGAGATAAAGAGGCAAGCACGTGAAAACGGATTTAATAGTTATCATTTTAGTCTTAGTGGTGGTGAGCCTACTTTCCATCCTGGCTACTTGGACATTCTACAACATCTGGCTGATGACGTAGACAACACCAACTACACCAGTGTACACATGACATCAAACTGTAGTCGCAATATGGCGTGGTTTGAAAAGTATGTAGAAGCAGTTAAGCCATTCCATCGAGCTAGTATAACTGCTAGTTTACATACAGAACACTTAAATACAACGGAGAAGATGCAGGACTTTGCAGATAAACTAATCCTGTGTCAAGAACACGATGTACAAGTTACAATCAATATGGTCATGGTTCCGGAATGGTTTGAAAAAGACTGGAACAACGCAC